GCTTCAAATCCACAATCTGTTTCTTCTCAGCATCCCAAGCCTTGCCTTTCTTTGCGAGAGCATCAAAGAGCTGCTGTTTCTCTTCTTCTGTAGCAAATCTATACTCTTCAGATGATTCCACCTCATCGGCAAACAATAATCCAACCATTTCATTTAGAGTAACATAGAAACTAAGGGTATGCTTATAAATCTTTCGGCATATTGCTACTGATTTTCCATATACCACTATATCCCCATCCTTGAACTCAAGCTTCTTTTCAATTTCCAAAGTTTCAAGGTTTAACTTACCGCCACATCTATTCTCTATTTTATTGATGTAACACTGGCTCAATTCTTCACTAACCTTAAAGTAATCTTTTGTTAATACATTCGTTTCTATGATAAACCTTTCAATACCATTATCAACTTTCAGCCAATACTTACATCTTATCATTTCATAAGTATCACTTGTAAATCTATCAAAAATGACTTGTGTATTATAGTCGTTATTTTGAAGTACATCGCCCTTTTTCCATAAGAATTTAGACCAGTCTGCCATATTCTCAGAAGGTTGCAATACACATTGCCCTGCTCTAAAGAAATTGCCATTATGCCAAAATCTATGTTGGTTATTTGAATTAAGTTCTTTCACCACAATAGATTTCTTTTTACGAACATCAATAATTTTTTTAAGCTCTACAGCTCCACATATTCGGGAATACAGCTTAGTTCCTTGCGGCTTATCCTTTAGGATTTCCGCTATATTTATTTTTGTTTCCATATTATTTTACTCTTATAAATTGAACATTCTTTTTGTCTTTTCTTTCGATTGCGGCACAACAAATATCTTTGCAGATATTTTCATAAATATTGCTGCTTATCTCGTCAAAGAAGCAACCATTACATTCTTCTGTCTCGCTTTCAACCACCTTCAAGACGATTTCTGAGCCTATAGGTAAATCTTCCATACGCTTAATTTCTCATTATGTGACACTTAATAACCTTGTGAACCGCATTTGGCTGCGATTCATTAAAACTATTAATGAACTGACGCTCCATTTTCTCGGGAAAAATGGGCTTTGTCGGCTTCGGCATAGTAAGGACGGCTTGAATCTTTGCCCCCCCATCCAAAGTAAGCAAACATCTGCGAGTAATTTTCTCAAATAACATTTTAGTATCTCCTATTATTTAAACGTTAAACAAAATCTTAGTTTTTTATAATCTAATTATATACCACGATAGAAGCGAAGCGAGCCGAAGGCGAGCCTTCCATTACCTCATAGGTATTAGCATACACCCTACAGATTACCCCTCCCTTGATATAAGTATAGTTATTGAGTATCATATCCTTTATATAGTCAATAGAGGATAAAAAACGTTTTTCTATGTTTCTGTATTTGCATAAAATCTCGTTTTTGACCGCAAACTTTACCAAATCAAAAGCTTTTTGTACGCTTACGCTTAACTTCTCAGCTATATACTTATATGATATACCATTCTCTCTAAACTTATCGCCGTAGCCAAAACGATTACAAACCTTCTTAGCCGCCTTCAACTCTTTTAAGCCTTTAGGGTGCTTAGACTGCTGAATCATTTGCTTAGCGTAATTCTTTCGATTCTGTACATCAATGATAAGCATAGCAGATAAGGTATCTTCTATAAACTTTACATTCTGCGCATAGGCATTCTTTTTAGAATCATTCCTTGAAATAAACTCGATATTAGGAACAAGGACGTTCCTGTGAGAGGTATGACTTTTTAGAGACTTGAAGACGAGGCAACGATTATTCTTGCCCGTGAACTCAACCAAGCCCAGAGCCTTCAAGGTATCAATACGCTTACGGACAGCACAGGCACTTACTCCCGTGATTTCGTGAAGCTTATTGATGCTCCATCTTTGCACGGCAGAAGACTTGACCCTTGTCTTTATGAAAAGGGAAAATGCAATTGCTTTCCTTAACTCGGGATTGCAATACATATTGTTCAATATCTTTCTGCGTATCTCCATTTTACAGATGCTTTAAAAAGTCAAGAGCAGCAAAGAAATGGGGATTCTCTGCTGCTCCGTATTTAGTAGCCTTGCGGCTCACGTAAATCCAAAATCTTACACATTAGAAAGTTCCCCATAAACTCGCTAAGTGATAGTGTTCTTTCTTAAACACACCGCAAAATTAATAAAAATCTGTCAAATAACCAACTTTTCTATTAATAAATTTAAAATAATTAATAGTTTCTATTCGCTTTTTAATAGATTTTTATAACTTTGCATTATATTTTCTATTAATAACCAAATAATAAGTAATAGCGTATGATATACAATCAATATCAGCAGTACGAACTCTCCGACCGCATCATGCAAGCGGTATGTGAGGTAGGCAAGGTTACGTTCATGGAACTTTGCTCTGCGGTGAAGACCGTCAAGCTCAACACCCTTAGAGGACTATATTGCCTCATAAGCCGTGATTATTGCATTCATCCCGACCGCTCGGCTCGCCTACTCTGCCGTACCAGAGCAAACGTAATCAACCAAGCACGAAAGTATATGCAATACGTTCAGTCAAAGGATAAGTATACCTTATCTATATATAACCAAATCGTAGAACTCTTAAAAAGTAACAAAGCATGAAAAGAACAGATTATGAGCTTACCCTGCCCGACCAGCTCTTCCCAACGGACAATGACCTAGAGATTCCGACACTCGATATTGATATGCAAGCAAAGGAGTGTCAGTCACCCTTCCTTTGCTTCGGCGAACAGAAGAGAACCTTCAACCTCAATGGCGAAGGCACTTTGCACTTCTATACCGATGATTACCGCTTCTCAGCTATCTACGAGCACCCTGAGAAGATATTGCAGCATCACCCTGCCGTTATCGTTGAGCCGAACTTCTCCCTATATAATGAAATGCCCGTATCTTTCGGCTTGCAGGCTATCTACAAGAAACGTTGGATTGCCCGTTGTATGCAAGGTAAGGGTATCGGTATCTTCGTTGACCTCAACGTGGCGCAGAAGTTTTATCGCCTCAATATGATTGGCGTACCTCGTGGATGGCGTGCCTTCGCTACCCGTGGATATTCGGATAGACTGAATAACCTCGCCTTTGAGTATTCCATCGCAAGCGATTGGGCAGAGGGCAAAGAGCCGATATTTGTTATCTACGGCGGCGGTGCTGAGTGTCGGCGGTTCGCCCAGACCCATAGAGGTTGCATCTACATCAACCCCGTTGTTACTACAAAGAAGCAGCTTGCCGCCTTGCAGAAGATTCACGAAGGTGTTGCCTTTATCGGAGAAGAGTTCTCTGTTAAGGCGCAGCTTGATAAGCTTACCCCTTTCTCAAAGCAGATTGAGGATTTCCGAACAGATAACGTCTCTAAACAGATTGAGGAAAAGTAAGATTGTTTATGCGAGATATGGCATTTATTTGCTGTATCTCGCTTTCTTTTGTATCTTTGCATCAGCAAAACGGAAATTGTGGAATATAGGTTCTGAAGTGTCAATATGTATTAGTTAAGATTTGGTTAAATGAAAATAATAGTTAGTTTTTAGTCTATAAGCAGCCGCCTGTGATAGGTAGCTGCTTTTCTTATATATAATAGGTATAATATTTTATGATAACTTCAAAGGCTACTCATTATATGGGTAGCTTTTTTATTTGTTTACACGCAACCTATTATTTTCTATTAAAACCCGAATAATCTCCGTAACTTTGCAAATAATAATTATTAAATAATAAAATTATGGCAAGAGAAAAGAGAATCTCACAGAACCCATCCATCGCAAAGGATGAGCTTCTTGTAAAGCTGGGTTTTCGTGAAATGATTGACATTACAAAGCTCCTCTATAATGAGGGGCAGATTGATGGCGTTCCAAAGAACCCTCGCTACTTAAAGGAGAGCGAGCACGACAAGCTCGTCAAGTCACTCGCCGATAGCCCAGAGCTCTTAGAGTACAAGCCTTTGATGGTTTATGGCTTGGAGGATGGTACATACGTCACCATCTGCGGTAATATGCGCCTCAGAGTGGCTAACGAGTTACGCATCGGTGGAAATACGAACTTCGATAAGCTGCCTTGTTTCGTCTTGAAGACCGATACCCCAATTCAGAAAATCAAGGAGTATGCTATTAAGGATAACGTGCAAGCAGGTAATTGGGATTGGGATGAGCTTGCCAATGGTGAATGGGAAACCGATGATTTGCAGAATTGGGGTGTTGATTGCTCTTTTCTCAATACCGATGAGGATGATACCGATATTGATGAGCTATTCGAGGATGCCCAAAATACCGAGAGCAAAGTTAAAGATATTAAGCTCTCCGTCCATATTCCACAAGAGTTGGAAGATAAGGTAGATGAGATTAAGGAGATTATCAAGTCTGCCGTTTCCGAATACGAAGGTGTGGAAATAAAATAATAGAGATATGGAAGTCTATCTTGCGGCGGTGGCTTACTGGAAATCTTAGTAAGTTTTGGAAAAGTGTTAGTATGGAATTATATATAGCAGGGACTTTAAGCAGACCCTATGTTTATAAAAAGGCTATAGAAGTTTTTTTAGCAGGTGAACACCCAGTAAAGAACGGCAAGGATGCCGATTGGGAAGGATTAAATATATTGGAAACTTACTATTATCTACAGAATAATAAAGAGTTTCCTCGATTGATAGGCAATTTTCAGAATTTCCTATTAGATAGTGGTGCTTTCACATTTATGTCGGGAGCAGGTGTAGTTAACTTCGATAAATACGTTGAAGGATATGCTGCATTCATTAAGAAGTGGAACGTAAAGAACTTCTTTGAGCTTGATATTGATTCCGTTGTAGGTATCAGAGAGGTTGAAAGACTTCGTGAAAAGCTCGAAAGATTAAGTGGACGTAAGCCTATCCCCGTTTGGCATAAGTCACGAGGGAAAGAGTATTTCGTTGAAATGTGCAAGAATTACCCTTATGTGGCTATCGGTGGTATCGTAACCAAAGAAATACCTATCAATAAATATGAGAAGTTATTTCCTTGGTTCGTGAAGACAGCACATAAATATGGCTGCAAGATACATGCTCTTGGGTATACAAATATCAGAGGATTGCATACGTATCACTTTGATTCCGTGGATTCTACAGCTTGGCTTTATGGCAATATGAGCGGTTCTATATATAAGTTCAATGCCAAGAACGGAACTATGGATAAAACCAAAGCACCTGAGGGCAAGAAACTTCGCTCAAAGTTGGTTGCTGCACATAATTTCGGCGAGTGGGTACGCTTTATGAAGTACGCTCGTGCAAGATTATAAAAGATAAATATTTAAATTTTAATTAGTTATGAAAGATTCATTGATTATTGTATCAGGAGGTATGGACTCGGTAACTCTCCTGCATGAGAAGAAAGAGAACATTGCTCTCGCTATTTCTTTTGATTATGGCTCTAACCACAATCAGAAGGAGATTCCTTTTGCTAAGTTGCATTGTGAGCGACTTGGTATCAAGCATATTGTTATTCCACTCAACTTTATTCACGACTACTTCAAATCCTCTCTCCTCGAAGGTGCAGAAGCTATCCCCGAAGGTAATTACGATGATGAGAACATGAAATCAACCGTAGTTCCTTTCCGTAACGGCATTATGCTCTCTATCGCTTGCGGTATAGCAGAGAGTAACGGATTGAAGAAGGTGCTTATTGCTAACCATTTCGGCGACCACGCTATCTATCCAGACTGCCGCAAGGGCTTTATTGATGCCATGTCAGAGGCAATGAAGAATGGTACTTACGAGGGTATCAGCATTGATGCTCCTTACACTAACATTACGAAGACAGATGTTGCTCGCCACGGCAAGAAGCTTGGCATCAACTACGCTGAAACTTGGAGCTGCTATAAAGGCGGTGAGAAGCATTGTGGTAAGTGTGGAACTTGTATGGAACGCAAGGAAGCTCTCCGTGATGCTGGTATCTCTGACCCAACTGAATACGAGGATGAGTAAGGCAAGCGGAGGTACACGAAACTATTCGGGTAACCCTAAGACGATGGCTAAGAGAGAATCAGAATTTCAAGCCATCGTCTCTACGGGCAACTATAAAGATAGCTACTTCGATAAAAGCGGCGGTTATTATGTGGTACATAACAACCATAATAAGATTGCTGACCCGAATACCAATAAGGAAATGTATGCCGCAGAAGTTCTTGCCAAAAAGGGTTATCGTGTATATTTGATGAGCGAAATGTCGTATATAACGGGAGCGAAGAAGACTGATGGCTTCAAAGAGCACGCCGTGATGGACATGAAAACCATCAACTCGGCGAGTGCCTATAAGGTAGAGAATGCATTGAAGAGTGCTGCAAAGCAAGGGGCAGAGGTTGCTATCCTCATACAGAATAACAAGGCTATGACAAAGGAATATGTCAAAGACCAAATTTCTATGTATCTCACTCATGCAAAAGGAAATGAAAGAGGTAACTTAAAAGAAGTTATTGTTGTTGGCTTATCAGGCAATGTTCATCGCCATAAACTTTGATAAAAAACAGCAAAGCAGGTACACCTCTTTGCCTTTGAAGAATAAGCATGAAATCGAGCAGCCAGTGTACTGACCCACCCGATTTATTCTTCTCGGTCGCAAAATTAAGAATAAAAATTGAAATAACAAAATAAAAGAAAGGAAAATTATGTATTACGTTTCAAAAAGAATGGAGATTGCCGCTTGTCATAAGCTGAATCTCTCTTATGAAAGCAAGTGCGCCAACCTTCATGGGCATAATTGGATTATTACTGTCTACTGCAAGGCTGAAAAGCTGAACAAGGATGGTATGGTGATGGACTTCAAGCATATTAAGCAGAAGATTCACGGCTACCTCGACCACGGCAACCTCAACGAGCTTTTGCCTTTCAATCCTACTGCTGAGAATATCGCCAAATGGATTGTTGCTCAGTTCCCAGAGTGCTACAAGGCACAGGTACAGGAGAGTGAAGGCAATATCGCTGTTTATTGTGACGATGATAAAATTGACGGAAAGGAGGCTCTCTAATGGCTAAGTATAAAGTAAACGAAATCTTCTACTCTATCCAAGGTGAGGGAAGACATGCAGGCAGAGCGGCTATCTTCGTCCGCTTCTCGGGTTGTAACTTGAAGTGCCCTTTCTGTGATACTGACTTTAAGAAGTATGAGGAAATGGGGGCTATTGATATTCTGAATAAGATTCAGTTGCTCTCACCTGATTGTAAATTTGTTGTCTTTACGGGCGGTGAGCCTACATTACAGGTGGATGAGGAGCTTACTACCCTTCTCCAAAATTGGGGCTATTATATTGCTATGGAGACCAACGGAACGCACAAGATTCCTGGTGGTATCAACTGGGTTACTTGCTCTCCTAAGTGCTTATTCGTTAAGGGCGCAGAACCTATCATAAAGATAGCTACTGAGGTGAAGGTTGTCTTTGATGGTGAGCACGAGATTACCGATTGTGGTATTGATGCAGATTACTACTACGTTCAACCTTGTGATACGGGCGATGCAAAGAAGAATGCCGAGATTCTGAAACAGACTGTTGCTTTCGTAGAGGCTAACCCTAAGTGGCGACTTTCTTTACAGCAGCAGAAGATTCTCAACGTGAAATAAATCATTTCGCCTATGAGCAAGAATAAAAAGAAAACCCCGACAAAGTATCGTCCTATCTGCTTTTATTGCGGTGGGAAACTTTGTTGGGATTCATCAGGTGACCGCAGCGATGATGATGATTCCGTAGTGGACTTCTATCATTGTATGCAATGCGGTACTTCTTATGAGGTATATGAGCCTAATGAGGAGGAGAAACAAGATTATAAAGAATATTGGAAAGGTAAATAATATGGCTAAGATTACAAAAGAAACAGCAGAAAAGCATATCAAAGAACTCTTGGAGTATATCGGTGAAGACCCTAACCGCAAGGGCTTAGAGGGAACGCCCGACCGCATTATTAGAATGTGGAAAGAAATATTCAGAGGTTATGACCCTTCACAGAAGCCGAAGATTACCACCTTTGATAACAATGATGACGGTATCGTCTATGATAACATGGTTATCGACCAAGGAGATTTCCATTCAAACTGCGAGCATCATTGTGTTTGGTTTTGGGGTAAGTATTGGTTCGCATATATTCCGAACCCAAAGGGAAAGATTCTCGGTATCTCTAAGATTGGTCGTGTAGTTGATTACTGCTCCGCTCGCTTACAGATACAGGAGCGATTGGTACACGACATCGTAGATATGCTGAAAAATGCTCTCGGTAGCGAATACCCACCACTTGGTATTGCTCTCGTGATGAAGGGTCATCATTCTTGCAAAGAGTTCAGAGGCGCAAAGAAGAAGGGTATTATGACCTCTTCTTACCTTGAAGGTGCTTTCAAAGATGACCCACAAGTGAGAGCTGAGTTTATGAACCTCGTAAATGGTGATAAGTATGAAGGTTAAATCAGTCAAAACAAAAATCTTGGAGGAAGTGGGTTTTCTGCTTCCTACCAAGAAGCTTCTTTCCTCTAAGGAAAAGGTTGAAATCATGGAGCAGTTCTTGATGATGCCAGCGAGCCAGATAGTGACCTTACAACAAGATGGACGTAAGTCATCTTTTGTACAGCAGATAGCAAAGCTGCTCTATAACAACAATCTTGGAGAGTACTTTAATGTACTGAAAATGTGCCGAGAAATGGCAGCAGAGGAAAAAGAGAATAAAGATGCTTTTCTTAAATAAAAGCTATTGTTGGGAATAAATTAGGAATAAAAGTTATTAATATGCCATTATCAAGAGATGAAAGCAAGCGAAAGAAACAGCTTGCAAACCTTGAAAAAGGTAAGTTTAAGAAAGGTGGAGTTGGCAACCCGAAGGGCAGACCACCAAAGCCTAAGACGATGTCATTGTTCATCGAAGAAATGAAGGAGAAGGGCTATGAAGTGCCTTCCTCTCAGATTATCGCAGAGTCTTTTCTATATATCGCTACCCTGCCCCAAGCCGAATTGGAGGCGGTGTTGACAGATAAGTCACGCCCGATGATGCAACGCATTATTGCCAAGGGAATACTTGATAAGAAAGGGCTTGATGTGCTCGAAAGAGTTATTGATAGAGCCTACGGAAAGATTCAGCGTATTGACCTTACAAGCAAGGGCGAGCAGATTAAGCAAGACCCATTGCAAGTACACGTTGTTACCAATAATGAAGAGTATCAGAAGATTCTCGCTGAGATTCAGAAAGAGAAGGAAAAGAAGGATGCTGAGCCAGATAAAAATATAGGAGAATAAATATATGGAAATACAGAAGAAATGGGCTATGCCAAGTGGTGATACTTTCGGTATAAAGCCAATCAAAGAACTTTTTGATAAATATAATAAAGGTGGTGTTATTATTGACCCATTCGCAAAGGATTGTAAGCTCGGAACAATTCGCAATGACTTAAATCCGAACTGCGATACTCAGTATCACCTTGACGCATTAAAGTTCCTTCAAGGGCAGAAATCTAACTCTGCTGATATGGTATTATACGACCCACCTTATAGTGTTACACAAGCATCTTTACTATATAAGGATTTTGGTAAAGAGAAATTGGAGGTAAATGTCTCTAATGCCAAATATTGGTCTTTATGTAAGAAGGAGATTGCAAGAATATTAAAGAATGAAGGTATCTGTATTTCTTGTGGTTGGAATACACAAGGAATAGGAAAATGTAACGGAGCGGTATGTAAAGAGATTCTTATCGTAGCACATGGTGGCTCGCACAACGATACCTTAGTCACAGTTGATGAAATAAAGAAATAAGAGCAATAAAGGATAATAGAGATATGCCGCACGTATATTTAGCAAAGAACTACATGAGGGTAAAGGCAGCGAAAGAAGCAGGGTTCACAACTTGCTCTCTTCAAGGCTCAAGTCGTAGTGCCAAGACCTACTCGGTTGTGCAGTTCCTTTGTATGCTTTGCTTCAACTATGCTGGAACGACCGTTTCCATCATTCGTGCTGGTATGCCTTCCATTAAACGAACTGTCTATCGTGATTTCAAGGATATAATGCTCAACTTTGGTTGGTGGGATGATAAGTGCATGAATAAATCGGAGTTCGTTTATACTTTCCCTAACGGCTCTTGGATTGAGTTCTTCTCCACCGATAACGAGCAGAAGGTGCGTGGTTCTAAGCGTAAGATACTTTTCGTAAATGAGGCGAATGAGCTTTCTTTCATCGAATGGCAGCAGCTACAGATGCGTACCACGGAGTTCTCTATCCTTGATTATAACCCTTCCTTCTCAGAAGACCATTGGATAAATCAGGTAAACGAGGAAAAAAGCACTTATTGGTTTATATCCACCTATAAGGATAATCCTTTCCTCGAGCCAAAGGTTATCGCTGAGATTGAGAGCCTTAAATGGAAGAATCCGAGCCTTTGGCGTATTTATGGTTTGGGATTGCGCTCTATGGTTGAGGGCTTGATTTTTAAGAATGTAGTTGTTGATGATTATATTCCTATCCAAGCGCACAGACACCGATACAGAGGTATTGACTTCGGTTACTCCAATGACCCTACGGCGATTGTTGATGTGTATATCTACGGAAAGAATATCTATATAGATGAAATATGCTATCAGACAGAAATGCTTGCTTCTGATATTATCAGGGTATTGAAAAAGGATAAAAAAAATATTGAGGTAATATCAGAGAGTGCCGACCCTCGTCTGATTGATGAAATCTATAATGCTGGTATTGATATAAAACCTGTAAAGAAGTTCGCAGGTTCTATTCAAGCTGGTATTATGAAGATGCAAGAATACACAATTCATATAACAAAACGCTCTACAAATGTAAGAAGGGAATTTAATAATTATACCTATCGCCAAGACAAGGAAGGAAAGTGGCTTAATGAGCCTATAGATATGTATAATCACGCCATCGATGCATGCCGATATGTTATTATGGAGAAGTTATTGGGTGATTATGGTAGCGGAATGCAAGCCGCCGACATTCTCGGTCTGATGGGTTAAAATCGAAATGCTTATGAAACGAATATATGATAAACAACCAAGGGAGCATCATCGTAAACGCTCCCACTATAATAGCAGAGGAGTAGCCAAATTATCCTTTGATAATGAGAAGGTAGCCGCAAGATACATAAAGAAAAAACGGCTACTCGGTTACTCCGTATATCTTTGTAGTGAGTGCAATCATTGGCACATTGGAAGACTGCCGAAATAGGCGTTTTTCTTTTGTTTACACAGGGTTTCTTCTTTATGCCTATATAAGTCATATTATTACTAACTTTGCCCTTGTTATAACAAAAAATATTCATATATGAGAGCAATAGAACAGATAGTATCAATACAAGATGCGAGCACAGTCCGCTCGGTATTGACAGCAAGAAAGAAAGGCTTTAAGACACCACTGAGTGTGCTTGAAGACCAATGGAATCCATCAAAGCATAAAATCTTTGATGAGGATTTCCGTCCTAAGAAGCGAATCAAAGTACCTACGGGTCAGTATGACCCTATCACACAGAAACCGATTTATAAGGATAAGAAAGTTGAGCCAGTAAGAATCGCTATCCCTGCTCAGAAGTCAATCACAAATCTTACTGTTGGTTTCTTGTTTATGAATGCCGTTACCTATAAAGCTACGGCACATGGTGTTGATATAAAGAAGATGGACGATAAGCAGCAGAAGCTATATGACGGCATCATGCACTGCTATCACGACAACAAGATGAAGTACTTCGATAAGCGACTTGCCCGTACCCTCTTCAAGGAATGTGAGTGCGCCGAGTTATGGTATATGCCAACAGACGCAGAGGGAAAGCTTCGAGGCGAAATCCGAGTTCAGTTGCTTTCACCTTCAAACGGCGATAAGCTCTACCCTCATTTCAACGATTTCCATATCATGGACGGCTTCGCTCGAGAGTACTATGTATATGATGAGCTTGGAAAATCTGAGCTACATTTTGATGTATATACAGATAGATTGTGCTATCAGTACACTAATATTGATGGCGCAGGTTGGAAGCTTATTTCTGCCCTACCTCATGGCTTCACCAAAGTGCCTGTCGTTTACTATAGACAAGACCAAGCTGAGTGGGAAGATGTTCAATGGGCTATTGATAGAGTGGAGACCTGTATTTCAAATTGGGGTGATACGAATGACTACTTCGGCACGCCTAAGTACTTTATCAAAGGTCGTTTGGAGGGCTTCGCTGAGAAGGGCGAGCAAGGCGCAGTTTTCCAAGGTGGCAGTGATGCAAGTATGAACGTCCTTTCTTGGGATAAATCACCTGAGAGTGTGAAGGGTGAAATTGCTTATCTCTTCAATATCATCTATTCATTTACCTCAACAGCCGACATCAGCTTTGAGAATATGAAGACTTTGGGCAGCAACACCTCGGGTGCGGCTATCCGTTTGATGTTCACCGCTCCTTATATGAAAGCGGATTTAAAGACAGAAATGTTCGGTGAAATGTTCACTCGCCGCTCGAATATCGTAGCTAACGGCATCTGTAATACGGGAGTTTACGTAAAGGGTATCGACCAGAGTGTTGCTGAGCAGATTGACTTTGAGCCAGTATTCAAGCCATATCTGCCAAAGAATGATGTTGAAATGTTGCAACTTATCACTTCATCCAATGGTGGTGCAAAATCTACCTCTAATCGCCGTGCTATCGAGCTTAACCCTCTCAATGATGACCCAGATAAGGTTGAGGAAGAAATGAAGAGTGAACAGGAAGAAGCGTTAGCGCAGCAAGCAGCCCTTTCGGGACTTGGTAGTGCCGCAAGTGGAAGTCAGTCTGTTTCTAACGAAGAAGAGGAGGAATAACTATGGCAAAAGCAAGCGGAGGAACGAAAAAGATTAATAGCGTAAAGTATAAAGAGGCTTCCATTAACAATACCATTGATTCATTATCATTTCCTTTATTTGGCAATACAGGCACTATGGTGATTAAAACCAATGATGTGTTTAAGCAGAAATATCAGAAAAATGAAGCTGAAAAGGTAAGGGAAAGTGTTGAATTTGCATCTTCGTTTAGTAAACCTGTAGGGAAGTACGAATATATCTCAGTTGATAAAATACGACCAACACAAGAATATATAGGAGCGAATAATCTAAAGACGATTGCATCTATTAATTTTGATGCAAATGATGTTCCTTATGGAGTACAGCGTAATGGAAATGTTTATATAATTGATGGTCATCATAGAGCAGCAGCAGCTATACTTAAAGGTAATAAAAAAATAAAAATATTATTAGGTAAATAATGTCAAAGAAGCTCACATCAAAACAGCAGAAAGAACAACTGAATAATCTGTTCGCCGTTTATAATAAGCGGTTGGGCAGATTATACAGCGATTATGTCAAGAAGCTCACCTCTCTTGGCTATGGAGAAGATGTGCTCGAAGATGATGTGCTTTTCAACTTTGATAACTTTCCGCAGTTAAAGGCTCGTTTGAACGACATCTTTAATGATTACTATCAGAATAGCCTTCTTTGCTATAAGAGCGGTATCACCGATGGCGTTGCGTTAGCGTATAACCACGATGAAATGGTTATAGGCGGTTATTCCGTGCTTACTGATAAAGCTATAAGGGTTGCACGAGATACCGCCGCAGCCACGTTTATTTCAAATCGCTTGAAAACAAAGAATGGATTGAATCTCGCTCAGATTGTTTGGAACTACTGCCAACAGACGAAGAGTGAGTTCGAAATGGCTATGAGCAATACCATTGCGGACGGAATCAAAAAAGGCTCATCAGCAGAGGAAGTAGGCAAGAGCATACGAAAGTATCTCAACGACCCCGATATGATGTACCGCCGTTATCATACTATCAAGGTTCAGAAGAACGGAAAGAAGAAAGATGTTGTAACTTGGCGCAGACGTAGAATCATTGATGGCAAGGTGCGCTTCGTTGAAGAGCCATTGGAGAAGGTAGGCATGGGCATTTACCGCTCGGCGAGAAAGAACGCTCTCAGAGTAGCAAGAACGGAGATAAATTCCGCATATCATAAGGCAAGAAATGAGCGATGGCAGAACGAACCATTCGTTATCGGTCAGTATATTCACGTATCTCCACAGCACAATATTGATGATATATGCAACGACCTTGAAGGTCGATATCCGAAAGATTACGTATGGATTTCTTGGCATCCTCAATGTATCTGTACCTCAGACCCTATCACCATACAAGGCGAGGAGAAGAAGGAATTTTATAAACGCTTGATGGCTGGCGAGGATATGAGTAACTACGTATCCCCTTTTGCCGTGCTCACTATGCCAGAAAAGTACAATCAGTACATTAAGGATAACTCCGAAGCTATTGTGAAGGCAGGAATGAAGGGTAAATTGGCTTGGCATTTACAAGATAACACAAAGTATTGGGCACATCTTTTAAGCCAGTCAGACCGCAAGAAATTGGGGTTAAAGGCGGTTTCTTCTAAGGAGCTTACACTTGCGAAGGCAAAGGAACGCCACGCCCTTAGAACTAAGGAGCAGATAGATAAAATACAGAGCCGATGGGATAAGCATAGACGTGACTATTACAATGGCTTGGTTCATAATCTGCTCGGTAGTAAATCTGTTACGGATATAAAGAGCCAAGACCTCTTTGAACGGTACTATGCTATCCGTTACGCTATCAAGGACAAAAAGAGTGCTTCAGAGATAGCTTCTTTGTTTGATAGATTCAAGCGAGGTTATCAGACTAAACTTGCATGGACTGACCGCAAGGTTGCGATGAATGTTATGAAGGTGGCTGCTAATTACGGAGAAACCGATGTTTCTTCCGTTCTAAGCGCATTAAAGTCTGCTAACTATATATTAGCAAGGAAAGAAGCAAAAACGCTCGCAAATGCCATTTCTGCCATTAAAAAGGATGAACTATCACTTTCTGCTCTCATCCCTGATGTCAATAAGTGGCATAAGCAGTTCACGTTACAGGAATTGCACGGAGTATATGATGCCGTAGAAGCGAAGTTGGCTCAATGGCAAAGCTTGACGCTTGAAAAGCAAGCTAGCAAATTGCAATTTGAGGCAGTTGATTTCCTTGGTGGAAATATGCACGGGGTTCAACAGAAGTATGCTACATGGAAGGTATCGCAAGCGGCATATCTCAAAAAGCTTGATGAGGTAAAAACGGCGATTGATTGGGTGAATATCAATAAAGCTTATGCTGACGTAAAAGGTTATAAGACACAGAGCAAGATATATCATAAGCTTATCTATGACCTTGAACATGCTATGCTCGCAAAGGATAAGACCCTTGCTGAGCAGTTGCTTTATGAAGCTAAGCAAAAGAAAGAAACGCTTATTAATGCGAAAGCAAAACGAAATGCGAAGAATGTTGTATTTGATACAGACCGATTCTCTCAATCAAGGAAAGATGCCGCAGTATGGGATAAGGGTAATGGTGCAAAAGCTGATAAAACCCTCGTAGATGTTGCATCCAAACAATGGATAGCAGCAACAGAAAAAGAAAAAGATTTCACATACGAATACACTCATCATTATTGCGATGTAAATGAACCATTACAAGGAAGAAAATATGATAGTTACCAAACGAAGGAAAGGTTCATAGAGAAGGTTAATAATATAACAAGCTATATAGAAAAGAACGAACTTCCTACCGATATGTGGTTTACAAGAGGTGATGATGGAATGAAAGTTATTGAATCACGAATTAAGTTTGCTGGCGGTTCTATGCCAAAAAACCTTCAAGACCTTGTTGGAATGGAAATGCAAGAAGGTGGTTTTATGTCAACTGGTAGCCGAAAAGGAAAAGGCTTCAATACTCGAAGTGTTATTATGAACATATATGCACCAAAAGGAACAAAGGCTGCTTACGTAGAACCTTTCTCTGCTTTCGGTTGTGGTGATAAAAGAAGTTGGGATGGAGTAAGTCGTTTCTCAACATATAGTTCCGAGCACGAAACACTCTTTCAGAGAGGAACACGAATGCGAATAACAAAGGTTTATGAAGAAGGTGGAAAGACCTACATAGACTGCGAGGTTATAGGGCAAGAAATAAGAGATTTATCTTATGTAAAGGATAGCAATATCGGATATTAAACAAAAAAGGTGTACCATTACGGCGCACCTTTTTTCGTTATAGTTCGTTTGGAATTTTATCCTCTGGGAAATGGTCGTTTGGGATAAAGAGGTATTCGTCTATCAGCTTATAGAACCTACCTATCTCTTCCTTAATATTGAAGGCTGCTTTAGCCCATGAAGTGAACATTATAATAAGCAATGTATGTGGAATCCCCTTATATTCCTTACCATTGATTTTCTTATAATATTCTTCCTCACCTTTAAACTTTCCTTCGCTATTAACATACACTCTTTCCATATCCCAAAACCAAGCCATATTTTCGTTGGTATTTGGGTTCTCACCACCTCTATAGTATCGGCAGTGCTTGATTAAATCTTCCTTATTCACCATATCTATCAATAAATTTAGTTACTACATTCTTCATATCCAAAGGGAGATAGTTCAATGCTTTTTCCTTCATTTCTTGTGGAATACCAAAGAGTGGCTGAGCGATTGAACCAACGATTGCTCCCATCGTATCGCTATCACCGCCGTAGGATACAGCATTTCTGATTGCGTCCTCGAAGCTATCACTATCAAGGACTATTCTAAAGGCAAGAGGAACGCACTCTTGGCAAGTTTCTGCCCATTTTCCTCTTGGTGGTATTCTATCCTCCCATTTAATGCCATAGTAAACGTTTGCTATGATATTCAACATATCTTTCTTTTCTCCCTTTCTCAAAGAAAAGATAGCATTAGATACCGCAGCAGCACCTATCAAACCCTCAGTATGGCTATGTGATACCTTTGCGCTCATTATTGCCTGACGGATAGCATCGGAACTTTCTTTAAATGCCCAAGCTGTCGGACTAACTCGCATTGCTGCCCCATTTCCGTAGCTATCATAAGGCTGAGGATTCGAGCTACGAATCCATTTTGCGAAGCTTGCGCCATACCCACCCATTGGGTTTAGATACTTCCGACACCAGTATTGAAGCGAGATACTATAATCTTCGACATTCGGCTTTTCATCACCACCTTTTTTAAGAATAGCATCGGCTACGGCTATTGTACAGATAGTATCATCTGTAAAATTACAACCTTTGTCAAATAGTTTAAAGTTATAATCAAATGTGTTATTAAACTCATATTTAGAGCCTACAATATCACCTATAATTGCTCCTATCATAGCTGTATCTCCTATTTTAATGTTAATTATTCGCAAATTTACGAAGAAATATTCAGATAACCAAATATTTTTTATTACTTTTGCATTAATTGTTGTATCGAGTGCGTATCTCCTATGTACTCACAACGTTAAACATAATAATTATTTACATCTAGCATCGTCCTCATTCGTATCTCCGAGGGCGGTGCTTTTTGTTTATAAGAACTCCTTTAAAGCAACGTGATAAACATCATACATCAGGCGAGTTACGTATAGTACGGCAACCTTATCAACTACAAAAGAAGGATAAGGCTTACCCTCTTTGATGATTGTGTTCAACGATAATTTCGGATACTTGGCAGAATACAGCTTCAATGCTTTCAGAAGCTCATCCAACCTTTCTTCCCCGAATGCTTGCTTTATCTTCTCCTGATTTCTGAGAGCGAAACGAGCCATAGATTAATTATACTTGATTATCTTATACTCTATTTCGAGCATAATGTTACCGAAGAATAACGTCTTAACATAGGTCTCGCTGTCCTTTTCCTCGACCTCGTTACCTATCTGATAGCCTTCCTTCTCAAAGAGTTTTTTCAAGGCTTTTCTTGCTAATTTCACGCTTTCAAACCATCCTCCTAGTATTCTCTTTTTTCGATTCGCTACCTTGCGGCGAGCGTTCTTTACGTCTACCCTTGTGCTATATGCTACAACATTTATCTGATACATAATCTATATTCGTTTACTTTTCTACTTCATAAAGGTATTGAATATCCCCACCACCAAGAGTGAGGATAACCGAAGGCTCACCGAGCATTGGTTGCTTATGGAAATCACACCAATACCAATGATTCCGTTTTAGCTTACCTTCTATTACATTCAGCTCCAAATCATTCTTTTTAGGAGCTTCAAGATAATCCTTTCCCTGTCGCATATCCAAGCGATGTAAGGCTAAAAGTACGTCAAATGCTCTCATATCTTACTCAGCTTTATCAACGATAACAAGGTTTTTCAATCTCTCCAAGAATGTGTGATAATCATCCTCGCAGAGAATCACTTGACCGCCCGTTGGTGTGGTCTTGCAATTAAGCTTTATAGATGTTGCTATATCGCCATTTCGTGAAGGTTCAACGTAAGCGATATTATCTATATTAACAAGGGTACAATGCCCTTTATACTTTACCTCAATAAACTTTATCATAATCTTAATTATTTATATCCGCATTTAATACCAGAGCAGCAGCCACCTAAATAGAAGTGGCAGAAGCCTAAGAAATAGTGCTTACAATGCTCATTTATCTTAATTTCTTCCTTTTTCATAATTGAATGAATGTAGCAGTTTATTCTTCTTAAAATCGTATGAATAACCTTTTTCCTTCATTTTTTCTAACAAAAATTCTCTTTCATCCTCATACGCTTTTCTCAAACACCCCGTAGAGTATTTTACGTTTGTAGAAGCATTATTTGCTCCTACTCCAAGCTTTTTGAATGGGAGAGAATACTTTGCATGAGCTTCTATCCAATCTTCGTTATGTACTTTATGTAGGATGAAGACGCAATGTTCTCCTCTCCAATCATTCTCCAATGTTAAAATATCACCTTCTTTATACATATCTTATTCACATTCATCTAAATATTCACACCAAGCCTCGTTAAAGACCCTATTTAAACGCTCATTCTTCTCAACCTCTTCATAGGTAAGATTAAGCGGAGGAAGCGCATCTTGCGGTGTATATGTATATCCACATTCATGGTTAGCGAACTCATATTTGAATGCTGATTTAAGATTATCATCATCCTTTAAGAACTCTTTAAGCTCTTTCTGTGTTCTCTGAAAGTGCTCCTCGAAAAGGTGGGTATCTTTCTTTAAGCAATAGCAACCTGCTCCAAGCTGATGTATCTTGGTCAAGTCCTCTTTGCTCGTTGTAAGCCCCCACTCTTTCATCATTTGCTCAAACTGCTTATTACCGAAAGCTACCTTCATTGGCAACTTATCGAACTCTGCATGTTTTCTGTTCTTATATTCTATGTATTTATTCATTGTCGTATCTCCTATATATCATTAATTAGTAAAGCTGTTCTGTTCTTGTATAGCAGCCCTTTACGGCATACTCTCTACGTATCTTTTCAACCTCATTGTAATCAGAGCTAACGGCAACTGCCTGCCATTTACCACCTTCGTAAATCTGAGCAACGTAATCAAAAACGTTAGCCTCTACTACCTTTCCGTTAATCATTGTAACTTTCATTGTTGTATCTCCTATAATTTAATTATTAAACCATTTATTAATTATTTACACCGCAAAATTAATAATTTTATTTCAAAGTACCAAATTTATTCGTGAATACTATTAGTATTTTAATAGCTTTTAATATCTTAATATGCAAATTTAAGTTATATTTATATAAATATTGCAATATGAATATATAGTAAGCAGATTTTTACTATCTTTGCATTCATAATCAAATCAGACGAGTTATGAAACAGATTTATAATGCATCACCAAAGGAGTTGGCGGCAATGACTCAACGCTACCTCCGTGATGGAATGTTAAGCAGAGCCACATACTGCTACGAGCGGCTGATGTACCTCGGTTGCTTGCGTAGAACGGGGTATCTTCGCCTTGCCTTAGTATATACCAAGCAAGGAAAAGATAACGCCGCAGAGCGTGTTTTAAATAGGTATCGTGCAATTTATAAACATTAATATAGGAGATACAGAATATGAAGAAGCTTTTATTTATCGGAGCTATGCTATTCTTTACAATGCAAACATTCGCACAAGAGTGGTCGAGTACTTTACATAAGGCAGATGAACTAAGAGGAACGAAAGAGTATGTATCATTTATGTATGAGGACGAAGAAAAGAATTCATTCATCTTTTGGTCTCATTATAAAAATGATTTTAGAATCATTTGCAATGAAGGTATCTTTGATTACGATAAGAATAACTCCTTTGTGGCTACATTTGGATATTATGATGAGAATGGGCAGCTCAAAAAGAAACAGAAGATAACAATGTTCTTGGAGAGTGGAAATCCTAAAACGGCATCACCTGGAATGTTTAAGAAAGGAGAGGTGGTTAAATACCTAAAAGAAGGTCGTGGATATATAAGAATCCTTGCAAAACAATTTGAAAGAGTATCATTGTGGGAAATGAAAATTCCTTGTATGGATAAATAACAATGAAAGATATAGAGCAGATAAACACCCATACTTTAAAGGAAATCTTTGAGGGTGAAGCATCAGGGTTTACGCCTTGGCTTACGAAAAATATCGGTGTACTATCAGAGAAGTTGGAAATCAATATCTCAGAAGCAGAGCGTGAGCACAAGCTGGAGACAATGAAAGTAGATATTGTAGCCAAAGCTGGTGATGATGGTGAGAAAAGCATCATTATTGAGAATCAGTTTGGTGATAGCGATTCCGACCATTTGGGTAAGGTAATAACTTATGCTGCACACTATAACGCTGATTACGCTGTATGGATAGTTGAGAAAGCAAGAGCAGAGCATATCAGTGCCATTCAGATGCTGAATGATTCAACCATTCAATGCAACTTCTATCTGATTGAAGCAACTGCCGTAAGTGTCGGCAACTCAAAGGTAGGCATACTATTTGATATTGTATGCGCACCACCATACGAGAAAGGCGAAGCTTCACCGAAATCCGATACAGAGAAGCGACTGATGGAATTTTGGACAGCATTCAATGAATACGCAAGTAAAAACGGAACTGACTTCCAAAAGATGCCACAGAGTTACCATTGGATGAATATCTCAACGGGGACATCAAAGGTTCATTATGACTTCTTTGTACGCAAAGGTTCTGCTTCTGTCCGCTTATTGCTTGACAGCTCTGATAAGGCTGAAAACAAAAAGCATTATAAGCTGATAGAAAAGGATAAAGAAGCTATCAATGAAGCATTCGGGAAACCTGCACTACAATGGAACTTGGCAGAAGACAACAAAACAAGTGTGATAATGGCTACGAATTATGAATATGGTGGATATGAGCAAGACGAATGGGAACCCATATTCGCTTGGATATTAGAAACATATCATAAACTTCAAGGCATATTCAAACCATATATAGAAAAAATAAAGAAAACGTAATGACAGAAGAAGAAAGGAAGAAGGCTTTAGAGAACTTCAATGCTCTCATAGAAGAAGCAAGGAAGAATAACGTCAATATGACGATGGATGAGATTAATGAAGAGATTCGGCTCGCAAGGGCTGAACGAAAGCAAAGAGAAAAAGAAAAGGCAGAGCGCAAATAGTGCCTTGCCTTTCTTATAAGAATTACGGACATCTATACTAAACTAAGAGTGGGTCAGTTGGCTCACTCTTAGTTATTTTGCTTCGCATTCTCTATAGCTTTAAGTATTATCTTTTTCATTTCATCTTTAAGAAAGAATTTTGTTAGGTACAATACGTTGTAGCCCTTATTTTCTACGTGTTGACCGTAATCTACACCAGATGCAATGATAAGAGAATATCCTTTGGGGGCAATAACACCTTGCTGTTGAGCATACTTAACTGCTGCATCTGGGATAAAATGAGCCTTATCTTTTTCAGTTCCATTTAATTCCTTGTGGTCGCCAACGCACACAAGTTCGCCATCAAGAAATAAAGCATAATCAATGGTATTCTTTAAATTTGCAGTATGGTCTTGATAACCCTTGTTATCCTTAGAATAGGTGACAGCACGCTCACCTAGTTCAGACATAGCGTATGTAAGATAATTAATCATTATCTTTCTTTGCTCCATCAGTTTCTTTTTGAGGGCTTCAATACCCTTAATTTGTAATTGTACTTTTGCCATAATTTCATATTTTGCTTGCCATGCCAAAGGTATAGTTTTTTCTGTAAATAACAGGAAAATACAGAGATTATATATAAACAAAACAAAGGCAGCACGTATCTCAAAGTACTGCCTTTTACATTTGTATCTCCAGAATTACTTACACCTTACTGTATTGCGTATCTCCTATTTACTCATAACATTAAACCTCAATACCGACTACATTATTGTAGATACCCTCTGGCAGTACGCCACCAAAGGCTTTCACGGCGTTACCCATACCTTCGGCAATCATAGTACCCTCATTGCTATCATCAATACCCTCAGATACCAAGAACTTCATAGTCTTCTCCTGTACTGCCATAAGCTCTTTGAGCAGACCGACACACCGCAGAGTAGCATCATTACCAACTGTAACCTCTATCATTATATTCTGATTATCCATTTTTGATTTCTCCTATTCAATTAAAAGTTTGACTGATTGTTTTTAGATTCAAGCGCAGCTCTCTTCTCGCCGTTGATTTCAGCGATAGCATCTTTCACATTAAAGTCGTTGTTATAGAGAGCAAGAATAAAACGCTTGCCACGTTGATTCCATACAAGGTTTACTTTTGTGCCCGTAGAACCATCACCCTTGATATAATTGTAGGTTCGGGTGCTTGCGAGCTGCCATTCACGGAACTTGCCCTTCAAATGCCAAGAACCTGATTGAAAGTATTGAATACCTGCATTGGAAAGCTGCTGATTTAGTGCTCTTGCGCTGATACCGAGGTCATCAGCAACTTGTGTGGTAGTAAGGCAGTCCGTTGATGCAAGTGTATCATCGTAGTACTTTACTTTTGGTGCGGCTACAGTCAATTCTTTCTGCTGAATGCCGATGGTCTGTGCCTGTTGTTCGGTCTGAGCTTCAAGCTCACGAACTCTTTGCTCGTTCCGCTTCAATGTCTCATCCGCAATCTTCAAGGCTCGTGCCATGATAGCTTCAGGAGTATCATTGACCGAAGAAGCAATGTAGCCGCCCTTGGTGCGGATTTCGTGAAGGATAGCCTTTACTCCCTTCTTAAACTGCTTGGCGATAGGCTTGCGTGATTGCATAAGTACCTCATACAAACCATCCTCAGTTAAGAACCAAGTCTCACCTTGTAAGCTGCCTAGGTTAAACCTATGCACCTCATCATTATCCACTCTTTTTACAAGGTCGGACACATTCTTAATTAAGAGCCAAGAAGCAACATCCTTCGCCCGAAATAAAGGCTGTTCAACTGACCCCCAAACATCAATCTCCTTATCTAAGAAGATTGACTTGTTGATAATTTTAATTTCGTTCATTTTGCAAGTATTTTGAACGTTAATATAATGTTGGGTTGATACCTAAAAAAAAAGGCATCGCTACCCTTTGTTCAATGCCTACTTGCGAAAGCACGCATACATCATTATAATGTACGCAAGGGGCGATACCTATATATCGTAATCCGTTAAGAAGCGAGCATAAAAAATGCTCCACCTTAAAGCGGCAGAGCTTCTAACCTCACCGCAAGTATTTATTGAACGCCGCAAAATTAAAAAGAAATCTGCGAACTACCAACTTTTTCTCCAACTATTTTTGGTTTTAATAGAAATAAATCGGAATTAATAGTATTTAATAGCTTTCTTGCTAAGAATCAGCAACTTATTTCTTTACCTTGATAAACTTATTATACCTATAGAAGGGAGCAGCAGCCGAGACCGCCGCCCCCAAGAGATACAACATATATTTAGATGAAATGAGAATCTAACTATTCTTCAAGATACCTTAAATGGCGCATACGCAAAAATCCCATTCTCCCAAAATTGCATATCTTTAATACATTCTTCAATGGTAATTTGGGATAATTTTAATCCTCTGTGCTTAGCACGAATACGTGCATAATGTATCAGCCTACGCATATCTTCTCTATTCATACCTATAACTAATTACCAAATTGTTTGTTGTTGCTTCCGTTCTTTAACCCGTTTCTTAGCAATATCAAAGAATTTTTTATTCTTCTCAAAGCAAATGAAATGTCTGTTAGTATTAATGCACGCTATCGCAAGCGTACCAGAGCCACAGAACGCATCCAAGACCACATCACCCTCATTACTGCTCAGTTCAACGAACTCTTGCATAATTGAGACAGGTTTTTCTGTTGGATGATTCTTACTTTTCCCGTTAATCGGTTTTTCTTTCTTTACCCGATTATAATACAAGTTATTATTTAACCGATTAAGAGCAGTACCGTAATCATACACTCTTACTATGTACTCCAGGTTCTGCGAAAAACGATTTTTGTTAATGATAGATAACGGCTTCTCCCAGACGAGTATTGTAAACATCAGGCTATTCTTATTTGCCCAGTTACAATAATACGGTACCTGTTCTTCCGAACAGAACATATAAGCATTCATTATCTTCATTTTCGGCTTTAATGCATCAAGGAACTTATCTATTTCTTCTTCGCCGAAACAACTCATCCCTCCCATCATATCACCACCATATTTATAAAGCTCCGATTTTCCAAAGGAACTTTTCTGATTCCATTCACTCCCATCATACGTAGGACTAAGTGGCGATTTATTGTGGAGATATGGGGCATCCGTAACACATAAATCTATGCTTTTATCAGGAATATCACGCATAAGGTTAATGCAATCTCCGAAGTAAATATTATCTAACTCCATAACCTACGCTCCTTTCTTGAATTTCTTAGTGCCGTCTTTAGGCTCGCAGAATCCATCCTCCTCTCTCAAATTATAGAGAGCTTGCGTTTCCTCAGACATGCTATAGAAAGCCGAGAAACGAGCCTTCTTTGCATTGATAGGGTCATAGAGAGTTCTTGTTATATCAGACCATACGGCGACAACCTTCTTATCTTTAACGATATTGTCACGGAATTTCTCTGCTTCATCGTGCATGATGTCGTACAGACAATTATCCGCTTGCGTGAATGCCATTTTAGCCCGATAATTTTCGTAGCTTGGAGCAATATCAACTCCATACTCCCTTTCGGTAATCTCCATAACGTGTATATGGGTATCATTAATCTGCTGTACGAGGTTCTGAATCATAATGACATACGAGCAGAGATAAGGGTTATACTTGCATTTCAGATTGCGAAGCTTATCTTCAATCATCTTTCGTAACTTCTCAACCTTATCCTTAATCAAATCCCACAGAAAAGTAGAATACTCATTATAGTAGTCTTCATCCATATTTCGCTCATACAACTTCATCGTATTACGAATAGATGTTTGGCATTCAGTAAAGTGCTTTTTAAGATTGAACTTAAACACCTTCTTCTTATCAAAGACCTCCTTAGAAATTAGAAGGAAGTTGTCTGCCAAGATAAACTCCATATAGCAACTCTGACAGAGAGTAGAATAAGCGTAATCAAGGGCTTTCTGAACCTGCTCATTATCAATGCCACTCGGTAGATAGACAATGGCTTTCCAACCCATAACGTCCGTTTCTACATATCTTCCCGTATCAATCTTACAATCATTATGATTGCCTAATAAAATAGTTGCTTCCATACTTTACTTCTCCTTATTATTATTACCTTGCACAAGACATCCGAAAGTAACCCCAACAGATATGATAATCAATACAAATAGAACCAAATTCATACCTTATCCCTCCTTTTCTTTTAAGAACCGCACAAGGCAGTTATAATTCTGACTAAGGCTATTGAGAATCTTAATTTGCTCATTAAATGACAAATGCTCGAATAGCACAACTTTATCATCCTTATCCTTTATGGTCATACCGCAAAGGTTACCACCGATTTCAAGTATAACTTTTAGATTAATATCTTTTTTATCCATAACAAAGCTATTTTTTTAATTTACGATAATGATAATATTTTTTGTGTTCATAGCGCACGGCAGAGTACTTTTGAAGATTTTCCTCATATTCCTCACGAGGATAAGAGAATGCGCCTTCAGAAAGAGCTATACGCTCAAAATCGGCATACTTCTTGTTATATCCAAGAAGCTCAACCAAATCCTTCGGATAACACCATGCAATTTGTAGTTTTTGCGGCTCGTTTTTTTCTGGCGAAAACCTTATTGAACCTATATCTTGGTAACGTTTTGCATCAGGCATTCTCATATCCTCAATATAAGGTTGTAATTCACCACTTCTTACGTCTCTAAAAAAGACAAAGATAGCATTACTACCACAAGGCTCAGTAACAGGGTGGAGTATCTTATCAATACGTTCTTTCTGTTCTTTCTGACTTTGTTTATAGCCTTTCTTGTACCCTCGAATAAAAGCCTCCGAACATACTTCAAGCAAACCATCTGGGCAAACACGATGATTGCATTGCCTACAATGACGTTCATTGCCGTTAGCTATTTTAGCTTTATCTTCTAAGCTTAATCTCTTTCCCATTTTATTACAGATTAATTATTGATATTCCGTTATACAATAGCACCCAACCCGTTATGAGTAAGATGAATAAGAATATAGTAATCAAGATTTTTTCTTGTATGGTTACCACACCTTCTAATTTTCCGTTCATTGCGCCAACAGCAACAACGCTGCTCAATGCGATGACGGATGCGCCTATGATGATTAAAACCGCTCCTATTCCCATTTTTTCACCTCCCATATTTCTGTGATTTCCATCTGCTCACGATATTCCTTTACCGCATTGGTAAAATAAGGAGAGATATTCAAATCCTTAACAAAAGAGGTGATGGTTTCCGTCTGATGATAGTTGTCACCTTGTACCCATCCATCATCCTCTTTAACGAAGCAGAAAACAGCAAAACAAGATTTCTGTTCACCCGTTTCATTATCCAGTATCTGTTGCCTTCTCACACAGAACTTCATTGTTCGTTCGTTATTGAATAGCTCGTAGCCATCACCCGTGCGTTGTGCAAAGGGCACTTCGCCCTTTGCTTCTATGATAAACTTCTTTTCTTTAATCTCTTCCATAATCATTATGTATTAGATATTTCTGAATAACTTTCATTTTTGCCGTAAACAACTCTTACGTTGAGAAGATTGTTAAGTGTGAAACCCATTCTCCAACTAAACCAAAGATAACCAATCTTCTCAGCAATCCTTATTGCGGTATCAGCATACTTCTTTGCATCACCCTTAAAAGGTTCTGAGCCATAATAGGAGAAGCCATTATCAAAGACTAGTTTGAATACCTTATTCTTAGGTAGCTGATACTTACAGAAATCATCATAAGGAAGAATATTCCCATCTACCTCAAAGCAAATCTGCTTATAATCAAGGAAGGAAACAAACCCTTTATCATTGATAGTAAGATTACTTCGTTTAAGAGTATCTAACACATCTTTCTCCTCTTCTTTATTGAGAATGCGATAATTAGTAAAGATAATCTTACAGCTCGCTTTTTGTGGTACGTTATCAACGATTGCAATAAGCGAAATAAAGCTGCTAAAAGAGCCAGATTTCGCTATTCCTTGCTCCCTTAAAAAACGTTCACCATCGCACTTATTGAGGTACACGATAGCTAAAGGGAACTCTTTTCCGAATGCTACATTTAAATTCTTAAATTCTATAAACATAAGCTTAATCAATAAAATCGTTAAACGTAAGAACCTCAGATGCACCCTCACGGAAAGGTTTCTTATCACATGCATACCCCATCCAAGAGCCATAGTCATACACTTTATACATGTGATAACCAGCCTTCATCAACACCTTAAAGGCAGCTTTCATTTCACATCCATGTATTCTAACCATATCCTTATCATTAGCGTGTCCACTAAAGCGTGGATTGCTCAAACTAATACGTCTTGTAGCAGGTCGGCTACCATTATTTGCACCTGAGAAAGGATGAAAAATATCCCAACAACTATTAGATAAGAAGGCATTACAGATTGCCTGTACGACTTCCTCTCTAACTTCGGTTGGTTGAACATAATCGTTTTGTGGTATATTTACCTTGATTTCCATAATTGTATCTCCTATATTTAAACGTTAATTATTTCTTCTTTATACATTCCTTCACTGCGTATAGGCTTTTAAGAAGGCATTGTGTGGCATTCAAGCCTTTCAATGGAATGAATACCTCTACGATAGCATTCCAACGTCCTCTGAACGTACCCGAACCCTTTGCGTTGGCAATAAAAGAATCCTCTGTAGATTCACCAACCAAAGCACCTGAGTACTTGGTGATAACCTCGCCAGTGTATTTATTGATAATTGTAATCATTGTCGTATCTCCTATTTTTTAATTTCTGTAAACTCAATTTTACCATTCTTTTTAACCTGTGCGTGCCACTTATTGGTTCTCACCTTATCATCCCAAAATGAAACAGTAGGAAGTACCACACATTCACCACGCTCTACAAGTCTTTCGTAATAACTTATGACCTCATCCCAACTATCGAAAGTATGGGCAAGTGCTGTAAATCTGAATCGAGCAATTTTCTTTGTTTCCATTGTTGTATCTTTTAATTATTAAACCTATTTATTAATTATTTACACCGCAAAATTAATAATTTCTTTTGAAACCAACAAATCTTTTCGGTGTTTTTATTAGTATTTTAATAGATATTAATACAAAACTAAGGAAATCGGATATTTTTACACAGAAAACTTATTTTTTAACCATTTTTCGATGGTTAAGATAAACTCATCCAATGAGCGGCAAATGCTGTACTGAAAGCCTAATCGCTCAACGTCAGACTGAAATTTGGCTTGCAAATCAGATTGATACCCGTCCTTAGTTTTAACTTCAATAAATAGGACATTTTCTCTTGCTATAATAATAAGGTCGGAGAAGCCAGCCAAAACGCCCTCACCTTTCATTATCTTTGCTTCAAGCGCACTTCGCTGCCCTCCGTTAGGAATGGCGGCAATGATATAGCGAGGATATTGCAAGCGAAACCACTTCACCATCTGAATCTGAATCTGCGATTCAATGTGCCGTGGTTTGCTTCTGCCTTTCTTCTGGCTCTCCTTCTTTAAAAACTCATCGTACTTCATTATTACACAACCTTGTCCAAAATCTTTTTAAGATAGAACTCTATCATATTTTCATAATACTTCCTATTTGAAAGATAGTCACCGCAGCTAATCTTCTTCTTGCATAAATTAACATCATTCTGCGCTAAGAGGTATCTATAATAAAAGAGTGACTTAAAATCCATAAATCTATTCAGTTTTAAAGTCTTATCCTCATAAGCCTCTTCGAGCTGCTTATTAGTTTCTTTCAGCTCTTCATTCTTCTTAATAAGACGGGAAATCTCTTTCTGTAAGTGATAGGTAAATATCCACATAGCGATAAACGGCAAGAATAATATCGCCACAGACCAACCATCTTTGACCGCACTACTGATACAGCATCCTAACAAAAAGAATGCACATAGCAGCTCAGTATGAGAACCGCACCAAGATAAAATCTTCTTCATATTGATATATTATTTATCAGTTTCTAATTTTGAGACTTGACCATTGAAGTATTTACGCACACCTTCGTAAATCTTCAATTGGCGAGAAAGTTCTTTATTCTTTTGGAGAAGCTCATCACGTTCAGCAACGACCTTCTCGTAATCATTGTGTTTGTTGTTTAATTTATTAAGCAACTCACCTTGCTCTTTGACCTTCTTCTGGTAACGAGTTAGCTTGATTTGCATCTTCGAGTAGTTTTCTAACACTCTAAGCACCACTCTTTCGTAAGGTACATCATTATTATACTTAGTTTCTTGCATTCTTATTTTCCTTTCTTTTATTACGCACCACCTCAGCTTGGCAAGCTTTGCAACGATGCTTGTAAGACTTAGAGAATTCACTTATCGGCTTCTCGCAACCACATATCTCGCATTTACGCATTCCTTCAAATAGAGGCTGCTTTATAACCGTTGCAAGAATACCATCATGTCTTTCCCATTCTTCGTTAGTTTTCATCAATTGAAGGCAAGGTCTATTTTTTGGCATTGTTAAGGCTGAAACAAGTCCCAACATTTCATCATATCCAAGATGATTACTATGTCTGTCTCCTTGCCATACATCAAAACCGAAATTACCATCTTTCTTAATTATAATATCTTCCATAATTAATAATACTTTTTGATTTTATCATAAACACCATATTCTCTTTCAATATCAAGGCAAAGAAACCTCACCTCTTCTATATTTCTCCCAAAATTCTTTATCGTACTTAAACCCTTTCTTAAACTTATGTCCGAATTTATTCCCTTCCTTAAACCTAAACTTCTTAGAGCTTGATTTGGATATAATGGCAGCAATCTTCATGGAAGATAATCTATACTCATGCAACCATACGGCATCTTTTCTTAACCCAAGAGACATAGCCTTATTCTTAACTGTTCTGATATTACAACAGAAGATTTTAGCAATTTCTTTATTTGTACGAAAGGGAAATAATCTAATAAATCTCTGTTCCTCCTCCTCGCTCCAGTAGCGAAAACGCCCTAAATAACGGATTTCACCATACTTAGCGATAAATCGTGGTGATGCAGGTTTAACTCCATTTCCTTTTAGTCGCCGCCGTACTGTTTCATAAGGTATGCCTACCTTTTTACTAATTTCGGGTATGGTAAGCCCCTGTGCGTACAGAGCTAATAATCCATCATCTATAGAATGAGGATATTTTAGTACACAACACCCTTTATTACCTACTCCCATGCCAATGTTTTTAATTGTTCGATACTCTGATAAGAGATTTTACATTTCTTATTCTCGTAGCAACCATCTTTAGCAAGAGCATTCCATAGAGCATTAAGACAGATGCCAATCTTCTCTTTATCGTACTTTAAATAAATCTCTGGGCAAGTAAGGAAAGGTTCAGGCTTTTTGTCTTTTAACTGAACCACAACAACCCTTCTTGCTCTTGTTGGTCTATCATTCAATCCTATCATGTATTCACCTCACTTTCTATCTGCTTCTGCGATTCACGGATAAGTAAGTCAAGCACCTTGCTAATAATGTTAGGGTTCTTTACTACATAAGTTCCCACATTGGTTACGAGGTCTACTTTTACCACCATTCCGTTATTTCGCAGCAATTTATATTGAGTATTCAACTCTTTAATTTTATCCAACTCATCCATATAAAAATACTATTTACCATTATACGCAAGCATATACAGCCTACGATACTCTTTATGAGCATTGTACCAAGCTTTGGCTCTTTCGATGCAAGCTTCACGATGCTTTTGATAGTAGGTCTTGCCGTATTTACTTCTGCGCATTTTACGTTCAACTTCTGTCATAGTTTACTTAATAGAGCGGAAGGAGATACTATAGAATAGACCTCCATCCGCAATTATATATTTCACAGCTTAAAAATCACAAGAATGGCAAGCGGAGAGCCCTTCGGAATGATAAGGTAGCGAGAGCGTGAACCGAAGTTCGTCTGCTCTTGTATCATTGTTTCATCATTGATGGAGAGTACAAGTCTTACCATCTCCTTCTCCCCTACATGCGTAGAAATCACATCGGAGTGCTGTAAGCGATAATCTGATTCAGTAGGAAGACCATAAATTGCATTGGCTGTGATTGGAACAATCAAGCCACGATAACCCTCTCTGAGAGTAATACCCATATTTACAGGGATTCGACCTTTACGGGATTCAATATCAATAGGAGCGTAGATAATGAACGAACCATTATTGTCAATAGGGGAAGGAACTCCATCCTCTATTTCAAAAGGAAGTTCATTTTCTTTCTCATTCTCTTCAACTTGCTCCTCACTTTGCTGCTGAGCCGCATTTTCTTGGCTCTGCTGAGCGTTCTCATTCTCCATAGGCATATTATTGCCATCTAAATTTAAAGGCTGTTCTACGCCATTTTTCTTAGGTCTTGCCATAATTTACTCCTCCTTCTTTTCTTCGTTAGACTTCTGTTCTTTCTCCTCCTTTGTCTTATGTTCGAAGACATCGTACACGTTGGTTTTGCTGAGACCGATGATTTCGTAATCGATAAGCGTCTTGCCCATCACCTCATCAATGTTACTGATTGCTCGGTGCATAGATTTTGCCTGTACAAGGTAAGTCACGTTGCTACGCTTCTCCTTGTTGGTCTTATCGTCATAGGAAATGAATTGCAGTTTTGCTTTATACCAACAATCATCATCATCCTTATCAGAAAAGAACACTTCTCTGTACGAAGCCTCTTGCATCGACTTAACCTTGAACTCACCGCTAATATAAGCAGCCATTTCCTCTGTGATTGCGCTCTCACCTTCCGTAAAGGATAAGGCATCAATCGCATACTTTTCGGTCACAGATTTCTCTGAACCATCTTCTTGGGTCTTCTGGTAGCGGATTCCTACCTCAAACCAATTACTCGTTCTACTACGCATATTTCTAATAATCTAAAACTAATTTAAAACCATTATCTAAGAGTATTCTTGCTCAGAATGGTAAATCATCCAAATTCTGCGTTTGTGCAAAAGGTGCATCGCAAGAAGAAGCCGCATTCTGATTTTCAAAAATTACAGGCTTTAAACCACCTAGGATAGGCATAGCCTTTTTTTCCTCATCTGTCATTTTCTCACGAACCTCCTTAGGCAACGACTGCTTAATCATGTGGGTCTCGTCATACTTAGGATTCTTTAGCTCCCAAGCAGTAAGGTCGATATAAGCAGCCTTTGGATGATTATTCTCATCTGTGGTAACGAAGATATTATTATCTTCAATAGGAATAACCAAACAACGAAGTACTTCGGTTCGACCTTGGATTTGCATTATGCCAGCTCTTTTAAGCTTCAGCAAATTTAATTTTCCGTTAAAATCTGTCATATTATATATATTTAAAAAACATAGCCCCAAGAGAGGGAATCGAACCCTCGCCAACCTCCGCTTATTAAGAGCTGCTTATTACGGAGTATCTTCGCATATATTCTTTAACACAGTAGAATAAATGAACTTTATATATATTCACCGCTTTCCTTTAGGATATGATAATAATATCGGTATCACTACCATACAGCCCACGCACACCCGTACGATTGGTTTTCCTTGGGATAAAAAGCCCTACCGCCGTAGGGCAAAAAGATGAAATTTTTCAAAAATAACCTTTTAAAACTTACCTCACGGCAAGATTTATCTGAATAGAATAATTCTTCTAAGAGAAAGAGCCGACACCTCACGGCGGCTTTATGGCTCTTATTATCGACTTTCTTATGACTTCAATATTCAATCTTATGTAGTTATATTTTAAATCAACTTATTCTGAATGAAGCTACTCATTGCCAAGTTCTGTGAAAGAATCATTGGCTGGTCGAGCTGAGTTGACTTATACATATCTGTAGCCGCATTGTACAAATCCCAAGCGGTAACAATATTGCGCTCGTAGTAGGTAATCATCATTTTCTCGGTCAAGCGACCAATCTGTGCTTGATTGAGAGGAATGACTTGAAGATTGCGAATGCCCTTGTATTTCGTCTCAGCAGCAACACGAAGCGAGGTCAGCATACCGATGATAGTGAACATTTCCTGTGCCTTAATCTCACGATTCTTCATGCGCTCAATCAGTTCATCGTTGGCATCAATGATACCTCTCAGATTGGCGAGCCAAGCGTCAGCACGTTGAAGAAGCTCATCGAGCTTGAAAGCTCCTCTTCCGCTATTGAGGTCTGAGTAAGTAGCAGCGTAATGTTCAGCACTAAGCATACATTGATTGTGACAGATAACTACGTTTCTACCGATACCTAACTGAATACCCTTCTGATGGAATGATACCGCCATATTGGTTGTAATCTCATCATTGCCCTCTCCTTTATCAAAGTCACGCAAGCGAATATTACAGAATACTCGGCGAAGGATATGAGCCTCTACAGCTCTATCACCCATCAAAGCTTCCTTTTGAGGCAAACGGGTAACACCTGGAGTATTGCGGTCTTTGTTATTCGCCGCAAAGAGGTCGTAAATCTCAGCCTTATAGCCGTGCTTCTCGCACAAGTCTTCCACCTGATGAATGAGGTCAAAGTGATAGATACCCTTCAAAGGCTTTCCGTACACATCATTCTCTTTCTCGGTGCGTTCAAGCTGGTCGATTGTCAGAATCTGTACCTTAGATGTTTCGAAATCCAAGAACTGATTCATGTTATCACTCTTCAACTCTGGCTGCTTTGCAACCGCTACTTCATTTACTCTTGGCTGTGCCATCAAATTCATTGCCATTGTGTTCATTGTTGTATCTCCTATTTTTTAATACATTAAACAAAATAATTATTACTATATATACTATTAATCTTCAATATCATTGAGAACCTCCATGTGTTGCGTTTCTCCTACCAACTCAACATTCTGCGAAAGGTTCTTTGTGCTAAGGAATACCCATTTAGGTATGATGCAAAGATTGTAGTTATCACTAATTGCATCCTCCTTAATAATTAACTTTGACTTTGGTACGAATACCTTTGTCTTACCTTCTTTGCCTTCAAAGAGGAAAATCTGAGCATTCTTTGACTGCTCCATCATTTTATCCTTGCGACAACGGAACTTAACTAATGTTGTTACTATCTCCATATTACCTCCTTTTTTAGTAAGCGAGCCAGATAACAGCATACGCTAAAATAATTCCACTAGCGGCAAGCATTGCTGCCTGTACCGCATCTTTTACATCTTCGGTTCTCCAATTACATGGATTCATCATGTCTTTTTCTTTTTTCATTTTTCGTATCTCCTATATTAGTAGCAGGGTGGTTAGCCCTGCCGTTACCTTCCTTAGATTTCGAGAGACTGAACCTTACGTACAATCATTGAAATATAGTTGCTATCCTTACCACTCTCCTTCATCTTCTCATTGGTTCGCTTATCAACCTCGAAGACAATTCTGCCTAAAGTATGCCCGTTGCTACCATTATCAAATGTATGATAATAATAATCGAGATTAATGTGAACCTCCAAGAAATCATCAGGTGCGTCAACCTTATCTCTTATTGCAATACTGCCTTCCAAGTGAATCTCTTTGAAGAGCATTGGCATTGTCTGAAACGATGTACTTACCAACTTCTCATACTCGTTGCCTCTATAATCTTTTTCAACCTTTATAGAAAGCTGAGCGTTGATACCCAAGCGATGAATGGTTGTCTCAACATCATTGATGATGTAATCTAAGACCTGATTGCTTAAAAACTCTGTTTTCATTGTCGTATCTCCTATTTTTAATTTATTAATAATTTCTACATTAATTATATGTATCAAAAGCTATTTTATTAACTTTGATACCGCAAAATTAATAACATTCTCTCAGACTACCAAATTTTCTAATAGCTATTTTTAGTTTATTAATACTATCTATTAGTTTTTTAATAGATTTTAAGCGAATATCTCATTTTTTCTTTATAATTTTGCGGCGGAAAAGGAAAGTGCTAGTTTCCAAACAAAGAAAAGAATCATATATGCCCAATCAACACAAGTGAAAGGGTTCGATATACAAACCAAACGGAATGATTGCTAGCACCTTTCATCTGTTTGGTTTTTACATTAATATATATATAATGATGAAAAGAATAAGAATAGGAATACAGGAAGCTAAGTTTGCTCTGAGCGATAAGAATCGCTTGGATGCTTTCTGTTTGCTTCTTAAAATAAAGCTCTTATTCCGCTCATCAGACCTTAACCTTGTATCATACAATCATTGCGCCAAATTATTGCATATCGACAATAATAAATTGAAGAGACTGCTTGAATATGGTTGCAAGATAGGGTATTTCCGTTTTGAAGAGAAAAACGGAAAGAAGAGATTCATTGCACGCAGCATACATTCAAATGATGGATATAGTTATAAGCTTCGCAAGGATGATTTGACGAAGATGACATTTCCAGCCCTCAAAAACCTTTTGAGAAGGATTGTCATGGAGAACCAAGTTAGAATGCAAGAAGACGTAATCAATACGCACAATAAGGGGACGAATGGGAGAAATGCGAAGACTATTCGCAAGGCTCTCAAACGTGAAAGTCGTATGTTGAAGAAGAAATTCAGCAATAACAAAGGTTTATCTTATGACAGAATCAAGGATGTTATCTATGGTACGATGTACCAAGCGTTCAAAGTTACAAATCAGCTTGTAAACAAGGGTATCATCAATAAGCGCACAAGAATCAAAGAAGTAAGGTGCGATGCAAAGGTATGTACCAATAATATGGCTATTACGGATTTTGAAGGTTCTATAATAGTGATAAGCGCAAAAAATAGAAGTGCATTTTCCATTGAATCGAATATTTATCGTATGCAGATGGACGATGCTATATCAATATCTCGTCATGGTATGAAAAGAAAGGAGGCAAAAATGTAGTTTATGTAAAATCAAAAATAATAAAATAAGGGATGAGGGCTTTAATTTAATTTATTCCCTTATAGGGGCGACAGCCCCAAGAAAGAATTAACTAACGGGCGCACATACGCCCCCACCCGATTATATAATAACACAGGAGATACAAAATGGAGAAAAAGAAAAATTGGCTCGATACTTACCTCACGCCAGCAAAAGAACTTGTTGGATATGAGTGCTACGTAAGTTGTGATTATGAAGATAAGTTCGCAACAGGAAAATTTTCAGTTATCATTATAAGGAACGGAGAAGTTGTAGCAAATGAAATGAATCACATCTATTGCGCTTCAAAGGCGGTCGTTATCGTAGAAGCAACGCTGTTTATGATGCAAAAATGCGAAGATGCCGATATTATCACAATACATTCTGAATATTTTAAGAATTACTTTGCCTTTTTTCACGAGGCGAGAAAGGCTAACGCACAAACAAAGAAAAACTATCTGAGCTTATACAAAAGCTTTAGAAAGGATGCGGAAGTTATCTTTGACCTCACTACTTGGTGTAAAAGAAATAAATACGATGATGAGGTTGAGAAAATGTTAAGCGATAACTAAACTATAGGAGATATGCAAGATGAAAAATGAAACGAAATTAAAGAAGCTGATGTCTTTCTTAGATGAGAACGGCATTAAGTACACTACACCTCGAAAGAGAAAAGAGGGAAGTGCTCACCTCTTCATAGGTCAGTACATGATTGCTGTAAAGATAGAGGGTAAAGATGATACATTGTTCTTCAATAAGCATAAGAGAGGAAAGCATCCTTTCTTTATCAGAACTTCGGAAACCCCGAAGTTCATTATTGAAAAGATGCAGAATCTGATTACAAGAATGATGTTAATACAACAAAAACATTTTATGGAACAAAAAAAATAATTATATGGAAAAACTTAATTTTAAGCTAGAGTTCGCCGATAATGGGGTTATTGTCACAGATAGTAGCTCTGGCTTTGTAAACGTCTATGAAGAAAAAGAAAATGGCGATTATCACGAATATACGAAGAGAGCTATCAGCGAATCCGTAGATGATATTATAGCTCACCTTTTGCTTGATGGCACGGAAAACTTGAAGCAGAAGTCTATTTATAAAATCAAAATTGAGATAAGATAATATGTTATACCAAAAGAAAGAAAAGAAGCCGAATACGGCAGTTAAATATGAGGTACGTGAGTTTATTCACGGCGGTATTGAATATGCAACAGATTGCCCTTTCGGTGAATGTGGGCGATATACGCATGCTCTACATAAGGTCGGTGCTATTGAATGCAATCTTTGTAGGTATCAGAAGAAAAATAATACAGAAGCAAGGGTTGTAAGATGTACGCATCCGTTATTACAGGAATCAGCAGTTGATAAACTTTTTAAAAAGTAAGAATTATGATAGAATCAATGAAGATACGTGAAGGGGTGGTATTTACCTTACCAATAGAGCCTAGTATGGTAGTCCATGTAAATGATAAACTAGAAGTTTACGTTTATAACATCGGAGAAAAAAGATATTCGTTAGCCAATATTTGCCCTCTCAGATTGAAAGTTATCAAGGTAGGTAAATCTATTGTTGAATGCAATATTATAGCAGACGAATACAATATTGCATATAGAAAGAATATCCCTATTCAGTTTGAAGTGATTACAAAAAATGGTACTATTGTCACAGAGGAAAAGGAAGAAATGGTTAATCACCCTAACCATTACGCTTGGTTAAAGGAACTCTGCGGCATAGAGCCGATTGATATTTGCCGACACCTTGATTTTAACTGCGGCTCGGCAGTAAAGTATCTCTTACGCAAAGGAAAGAAGGAAATGAATCTTTCCGAGCGTGAACAGAGAGTACAGGATTTGAGCAAAGCAATCTTCTATCTACAAGATGAGATTGATATGATAAAGAAGAGCAAATGACATACTCAAAAACTCTTATCAGACAAATTCGCTGCGACCTCCTTTCACATACAACGGATGCGGAGAAGGCTGCGGCGAAAATCTGCACTCAGTTAGGATATAAGGTGATACCACAGCAGCCGATAGTCACGGGCAGAAAGCTATACTTCGCTGATATATATCTGCCAGAGATAAAAACTATAGTAGAACTCGATGGTGGCTACCATTTTACCAAAGACCAAAAGCGCAAGGATGGTAACCGCTCTTCGGGTATATGGCGGCTCGGGTATCATGTGGTAAGATTGAGTAATCACGATGCTAGGAATCCGAAGAAGGTTAAGGCAAAGATAGATATGATACTACGCAAGGCAAAGTAACCAAGAATATTGGCTATCTTGCCTTTTATTTTTGTTTCTTAATAACTATACATAAACTAAAAGAAAGCCGCTTAGACCGCAAGAAAATCGCCAAAAATAGCATTTGTTTACACAGCTTCTATTATTTATTATTATTTTATTAATAGAAATAGTAATTTTGCAATCGGAAATTATTTATTTATTAACGTTTAAAACAGAATTACTATGACAATAAAAGAAAAAGTGCTTGCTTCTGCCAAAACATCATTTGCAAAGTATGGTTTGAAGAAGGATGAACTTTCAAAGCTGGTTGACCTGATTGTTGCAAGTCGTGGTCTAACAGATGAGTCAAAGGACGAGGATGTAACGAGTGCTATCTCGGCAGTTGAACCTTATGTTGGTATGATGCAATCATCATTCAATCGTGCGGTCAGTGAAACAACGAAGAAATTCGATGGATGGATTGACCCTAACGACCCTAACCATAAGCCTACTCCACCAGTTCCTCCTACCCCTCCAGTACCTCCAACAGGGCTTACGCAAGAGCAGGTTCAGCAGATGATTGCCGAGGCTACCAAAAGTACCCAGAAAGCAGTTAGCGAAGCTGTAGCCGCCGCCATTGCCCCATACAAGGAAAAGGAAGAAAGAGCACGTCTTGATGACCTTTTCGGTAAGAGCGAAAAATTGAAGGACGTTCCGCAGCAGTTCCGTTCACGTTATCAGCTCGACAAGGAAGAGAATCTTGAAACTCTCGCACAGCAATGTGCCGATGATTGGACAGCATTGAAGCAGTCACTTGTAGCAAACGGCAATTTTGTTGAAGCACCCAAGGCAACCTCTCCCGAAGACGAGCAGAATGATTTCATTACAAAAATGCAAGGCTTCTCGGAGCGTAATGCTCCAAAGGAGTAAGGCATTATCAATGAATTATGTTAAACTCTTTAAAAGAAGAAAATTATGTCAAACAGAGGCTATTTTTTGCATAGAACCAAGCCAGAGGATATCAAGGAAGCACTTTGGCTTGAAGAGCAGTGCCTTCGCCGACAGGGTGGTTATGACCTCGACCGCACCAACCTTCCAGCTACTTTAAAGTTTGTAGCGAAGGGTACAGTTCTCAGACTTGTAACTGGTGGTAAAGCGCAGGTTGTAAAGACTGCAAAGGTTACAGAGAAGGCTGTTAAGGCTGCTACAACCTTAAAGATTGCTAGTGGTTCTTTATTCCAGGTTAATGATAAGATTGCTGGTGCGACCATTTCGGCAATTACTTCTTCCGATGGCGTAGATACATTAACTGTATCAGAACTCGCTAACGAAGTTGCCGCAAATGCGATTGTATCGGATTACGATAAGACCAAGGACGTACTTCTTGGCTTTTCATACGATACTCTCGATGTAAGAGACCAAGAGTCTTCTATCGCAGCTACTCCTACCTTACAGGTAATGGAGGTAGAGGAAGATTCACTCCCTTATCCTATCAATGATGAGATTAAGGAAGGTATCAGAGCAAATGGTATCGCTTTGTTCAAGATTCAGTAACCTTTAAAAGTGGAGATTATAGATTATGAATAGTATTTTGAAAAATCTGCAAGACCCAAAGTCTTTTCAGACCTACATTGACGAATACATGAAGACTTCCACCTACAAGGCTGAGTGGAAGAACGAGTTGAAGCCTGTTGAGTATTGTGCTGCAAAGGTATATCAGGCAAATATGGCTACCTATGCTGCTGCTATGGTTGGTTCTGTTGTCGCTAAGAACGCAGAGCGTCCATTGCATACCATGCCTGATTGGGGGCAGCTTACTGGCTCTATCGGTCGTATCGCCGATGAGTGGGAGCTTGATAACGACTACCTCGACCAGATGCACCTCTTGGAGGGTAAGTATAATGATATGTCGGGACGTGGCGGTTATACACAGTCACAGCTCAATGCTAAGTACGATGAACTTATCAAGTACTCATTCAAACCTTTCGAGTTGGCGGTTATCGCTCCTCATAAGCGTATTGATATGTTGTACTTCGAGGGATTGTTCAAGGGTACTCAGACTGTATCACGTACCAATAACTCTAAGGCTAACGTATCTTATACCTTTAATTTGGGTGTCAAGCAGCTCTCTGCTACCACAAATTGGGGTGAGGCGAACGCAACTCCTATTGAGGATATTAAGAAGTTGAAGGACGAGGCTCGCAAGAAGGGTCGTAAGATTCTGCGTCTTCGTATGTCTGAGAACACATTCTTCGCAATGTGTAAGGCAAAGGAGATTAAGGACACCTTCCGCTTGAACCTTGGTCAGATTACCATCAATCCTACTGCACCGATGATTAGCGTTGACCAGATGAATATCTATCTGCGCTCTATCCTCTTGCCAACAATTCAGATTGATGAGGATAAGTTTGTTGAGCTGCCTGACAAGACCGTTTACAACCTTATCCCAGATAACCGAGTTGTTGCGATGTGTGCCGATAAGGTGGCTGTGCCTAAGTGCGCAGAGTGCTTGGAGGCTATCGACCCAGTTGATGGCGTTTCTTACTCTACATACGATAACAACCTTATCGGTTATTGGAGAGATAAGAAGGGTTATCACCTTACCAACGAAATGTGGATGCAACCAGTATTCGATGGTATCGAAGACTTCTTTATCTTGAAGGTTGGTGCTTAATGCACTGACCCTCAGTTATGGATATATTGATTTAATAAGTGAAACTTCATAAGATAACAAGGTAAGCATGACAATTTCAGAAGCCATAGCAAGCGAGATTCAGCCTTTCTCTACCTCGGATGAGACTTTGGAGAAGATGTTTATTGATGCTGCCGATAAATTCGGCATTGAGGCATCCGTGGCTGATGAATACTCTGTAGCGGAAAAGAAACCCGTAGCCTATGCGGCTATGCGTATCCTCTACAAGATGAATCCATTATCAAGTGAGAATGTTGGCGGTATCTCTCAGAGTTACAAGAACGACAAGAATCTCATTGATAAGATGATTAAATCTATTGCGAAGGATGCTGGATTGGATGCTGACCTTGTTATTGATAGTACTTCTGATGATTATTGGGTTCAGAGTGTGAAGGTATGGTAATCAAATAGATAGCGTATGAACTTTGAAGATATACTTAAAGTAAAAGGTGCTCCACAAGATGGCTTTGATGAGGACGGAAATCCTATAGAGCAGCCCGAAGGAGAATGGCAAACCTTTGGAAAGTGCGTTATTTTGCCTAATTCGCAGGCGAAGATTATCACTCTGACAGACGGGCAGCAGTACGTGTATTCGCACGAAATTTATGCTCCTCTCTCAAAAGCAAAATACCCTCTCATACCGAAGGAAGGCGAAAAGGTTTGGATAACCAAGAAAGATGGCACGATTGATAAGGAAATGGAGGTTAAAGGCTTCGTAACCTTAAAGAAACGCTATCTTAGAATTTGGCTTTGATAGGCGGCAATATGGCAAAGGTTGAATTAAAAATCAAAGGTCGTGAAGCCTTACAGAAAAGGTTGAACGAAAAGAGGCAGCAGATTATCAGTTACCTCAATATGCGTTTGATGCAACTTGCCGAAGAAGCGGAAGGAGGACAGGAAGGCGTAAGTGCTGCACTCGGTGAGTATGCACAGAAAGAAGGTGTAGTAGCACCCAAAGGGTACTCTCTCGTTATTGTTGCTGGTATGAACTACGGTAAATACGTAGAAGATAAAGGCTACAATGTCTTACACCTTACAAAGTATTTCCTTCGTGACGAAATGAAGAAGATTTTTGAAGAAGTAGCTGAAATGATTAAAAGCGATAGTTAGATATGATACTCGGTGATACAGCCGTTACGGCATTATATAAGTATCTCAATGATAATGTTGAGAGAATAGGCATAAAGAAAGGTCGTATCTTTAAATATGAGATACCCGAGAAGTTGGCGGTTTGTGATTATATCGCAATCAATCATCTTCCCTTTGTGTATAGTGATGCTATTAATGAGGGTGTAGTGAATCTGAATATTCATTGCCCTAAGACCTTATCAAATCTACCTAACATAAAGAAACTCTCTGATTACTCGGAGAAGATTCTTTCTCTGTTTGGTGACGGTACTTACCTCGGTGGCTGTTACTTCGATTTCTACTCTATCTCTCGCCCAACTCGTGATAATGATAACACTTATTACATCAATATGAAATTTAATGTAACGTATAATAATTTAAAAGAATAAAACTATGGCAAAGAATGGTGTATATGGCTTGGAAAGCTTCAGTTTTGCCGATTGTGTCGAAAATGGCGGCTACCCAACAACATGGAGCGACAAAATTAAGGCTGTCGTTTCTGGTAGCTTGAGTTTTAACGACCAGGCAGCACAGACATCGGATGTAGAGGTTGAGGATTCAGAAGACCCTTACGCAGTGCTGACCACATCAGCAGCAACAAAGGGCTTTACCTTGCAGACATACGATTTCTCAGAAGAAAACTTTACGAAGCTTCTTGGTTACACAAAGGATTCTGGTACTGGTGGTAAGGATGCTTGGTTGAATGAGCTTCCGCAAGAAACCGAGATTTACAAGGCTGTACAGATTGTAACAAAAGATTTGGATGATATTCCTTCTCGTACCTTCCAGTGGTCTAAGATGAAACTTACAATCACTCGCAGTGGTTCTATCGGTAAGAGTGGACTTCCTAATCTTAACATTGAGTTCCGTCAGATGGCGGTATTCGATGCAAAGGGTGACAAGAAGAGCGGTCATCGCAATATCCTCACAAAGGATATTAGTGCTGCGGCTATTGCGAAGTAAGTAAAGCTTTTATCTTTTATATGATTTAAAATTAAACTTCAAAAGGCGGTGAGGTAAGGGAACTTTCCCAAGCCGCACCGCTTTTTATGTTATAAAACATATTTTGATATGAAAACATCAGATAAGGAAAAGGTAGCAAAAACGCTTTCCGAGGCATCTGTAAAGATTAAGGTTGGTATGTTTCGCTTTAAAGTGAAGCCACTTACCTTTATGCAGATTTATGAAATGGGTGTATTCGGTAACTCTATCAAAGAACCAACATGGAAAGAAGGCGATATGATGAATATCATCCCTCTTTTGTTTGAGCACTCTGAGACGGCTCGTTTAATGAGCGAGATTTTTATCGTGTGCGCCTTTCGAAAGAAGTGGGCACGCAAGGTATGGGGGCGATATATACGCAAGCACCTTGATATTATGGCATTCAATGAGCTTGTGAAGTTTATAAGTGGTTCTTTCAATGCAAATTTTTTCTTAACCTCTATAACTTTCCTAACTCAGACGAAGATAATGACGGAGCCGAAAACGACTCCCCGTGGGCAACAATCGGAGAAGTAATGAAGTACTTTCGTATGAGTTACGAGGAGGTCGTATTTAATCGCTCATACCTTAATATTATTCTGCTTAACCGCTCGATTCCGCCCTTTAATACAAATACCAAGGATGAACCGAGAAAAGGCAGCAGACAGCAAAAGAAGCCACAAAAAGAGTATCATAAGATAGATAAGTCAATTTCTGCTAATGATTTCTTTATGGGCATGATGTAATAATCACATAAATAAGCAAACAATATGGCAGCAGCAGATGAAATACTTGGAATCAGCGGACAGATGGATATTTCCGATATTCAAGCATCACTTGATAAGCTTTGTGATGGTTTGAATCGTGTCGGCGTTGATACAGAAGCCTTATCTCAGAGAATGAATAAGGCACTTAACGATGTGGCGCAATCCGATGAAGACCTTGCGACAAAGACCACCAAGGCTATGCAGGTTCTTAAATCTGCTATGGATGAAGCCACAAAGGGGATACAGGTAGTACCAGAAATGATTGATACTGCCAATAGACGAGTAGAAACCATTGAAGGTACTATCGGTAAACTTAACGAGCAGTTAGCTAAGACAGAAAAGGGCTCAGAGGCATTCGGTTCGCTTACAAAGCAGATTGATGCTCAAAAGCACTCTTTGGAATTGGCGAAAGGTGATGTAAAAGACCTTGTTGAATCTTATGATGGTGTTAGAAATTCTATCTCTCAGGTAAATGGTGCATATCAGGCATTAAGTGCTTTCTCGGTTGCAAGCACAAGTGCTAATAGTGTACAATCTGCAACGAATATTGCTGTAGGAGCAACGGCTACAACGGCGGCAACTGCTACCTCGGCAGAAGCGGCAGCACACGTAGCAAATGCCGAGGCGGCAACACAGAATGCCGAAGCTGAGAATCAGAACGTAGAAGCAACCAAACATCTTACAGAAGCCTTGCAACAGTATATTTCCGTTGCTTCGGGTCGTGCCGAGATTGAACGAATGCAATCTGAAAGCACAAAGGAACTTAAAGCTGATATTAAACTATATGAGCAAGCCATCAATGATATTCAGCAAAAGCTTGGCTCTACTGATTATGCTAAGAATATTGAAGAGGCAACAAAGAAAATAGAGATTCAGAAAGAGAAAATTAATAGCTATAAGGAAGCTATATCAAATCTCTCTTCTGAGGATAATCAATCTGGGCAAGGTGCTAATTACTATAATCAACTTATACAGGTAGCGCAGGATAATATAGATTCTTTACAATCTAAGATAAACGCAATGAGTGGAGAGCAGCAAAGACTTAATGCTGACCTCCGTGAGTACACGACCTTGCTTGAAGCTGCAAATCAGATACAAGGTGGAAAAGCTATCGTTCAACATGATTCTTCATCTTCAACTGTAAGCATCAATATAGAAGATACTTCTCTATCTGAGCTTAATAATAAACTTGACGAGAGTAAGCAAAGATTGCAGGAGCTTGAAGCGGAAACCGATAAATTCAGCGGAAAGCCTCTTGGTGATAAGCAGAAAGCGGATTTGGGAAATTTGCAATCTGAGATTGAAAAGACGAAGAATAATATATCTGTATTACAAGAGGCTATTCGTGAGAAGAACGAAGAGACTTTTATTGGCAGATTACGTAATCAGATTTCCGATTCCTTGCAAAATATCTCTGATTTTGGGCAGAGTATAAAGGATAAAATCACACAGCCTATTGATGAGCTAAAATCCAAGATAAGCGGCTCTTCCATTGGTCAGCGTTTTAGCGAGGAGTTTACACAAGCAAAGTCTGGTCTCAATGATTTTAAAGACGGAATCATTAATGTAATGACTGCCAATGGTAAGTTGCAAGGTGAGATTGGTAAGGTCGGTGAAGCTTTCAAGGCTCTTGGTATTCCCGTAACGGGGTCTCTTACTGCCATCAAGTCTGTAACAAAGGCTCTATGGGGAATGTGTGCAACACCTGTGGGTGCGGTAATTGCTGCAATCGCTCTTGCTTTCAAGGCGGTGCATACATGGATGACTAAATCCGCAGAGGGTCAGAAGGTCTATACAAAGCTGATGGCTTACTTTGGTTCTCTTGCTAAGTCTATCACAGATATTGTGATTATCTTCGGAGAATACTTGTATAAGTGCTTCACAAAGCCAAACGCTCCCCTTCGTGACTTCGGTAATAACTTCGTAAAGACGTTCAAAACTGCCGTGAAAGCAGCGGTAAATCTTATTGGAGGTCTCGGAACTACCATTAAAGGTGTATTAAATATGGACTGGGACACCTTTACTGCTGGTCTTAAAAAGACTTGGGATGGAATTAAGGGTGCTGGTGAAACTGTTATTGATGTATTCAAAACACAAGTATCAGGTGTTATTGGCGCAACAAAGACTATCTATGATGCTTTTACCAATGAAGATTTATCAAAGAAGTTAGGAGCGGCATTCAATGGAATACTTACAAAGGCAGAGCAAGCGGCTTCCCTTGCAGGTAAGATTCAAGAAACGCAAATCGCTATCAATAAGAATAAGGAAACTCAGCTCAAACTTGATGGAAAAATTGCCGAGGTAAGAAATAAAATATATACCTTACAAGGAAAGGAGAAAATCGCTGCAATTGAGGAGGCAAAGGCTCTTGTTAAGCAGAAATACGATTTTCAGATAAAGCAGCAGCAACAGCTCGTTGAGTTACATGAAAAGCAAGCTAAATTGCATACTCAATCTTTGAAGGATATTGCCGCAGAGCGTGAACTTAGAATGCAAGTTCTTAGAACGCAAGTTCAGCAGAATAGCGAACAGAGAATGCTCATCAGACAAGAGGCAGCAGCAAAACGTTCTCTAGCGAATAAAGCAAAATCGGATGCTAAGAAAGATGCTACTCAACAGAAGCAGATTAATTCAGCAGAAGGGAAGCTTGATGATGTTATCTATAAGAATGCTTATGAAAGAGCAAAAGCTTGGCAATCTTTGGAACAGGAGGTAACCGATGCAAAGATTAAGGCGATGAAAGAAGGCGAAGAGAAGGTTATTGCCGAGCGCAAAAGAGAGCTATCCAAAGAAATTGAGCAGATTGAAGAGCGAAAGAATGCAGCTATCAAGGCAGAGCGTGACCGACAGAAAGCTGAATTTGACGCACAGCAGTCTGTTATTAAGGCAAAGGGTGGCAAGGCTGAGACTTGGGATGATAAGAACCATCTTGATTCAAAGAATATTCAGAAGATTACCGAGCAGTACACCATCATTGAACAGAAGACTGTAGAATTATATAATAATGAGATTTATGCTGATGAATTAAAATCATATCGTGAATACCTGAAGGAGTATGGCAATCTCGAACAGCAGAAGCTCGCCATCGTTGAGGAATATAACGAGAAAATCAAAGAAGCAAGGGCAAAGGGTAATATTTTCGAGGAAGCAAAGTTGAAAACTGACCTTGAAGAGCAGCTAAAGAAGCTCAACTTTAATGATTTCAAGGATTCTATCAACTGGGATTCTGTTTTCTCTGATATGGGAAGATTGAGCAAATCTTATCTCGAAGACCTAAGAAAAAAGCTCAAAGACCTTCTCGGTTCGGGTACTCTTGATATTGATGATATGAAGGTTGTATCTGAACAGATTGGTAAGATTGATGATGCTATTTCTGAGCAGACCGATAAATGGGGTTGGTCTAACGAGAAGGTGCGTGAATATAATCGGCTCTTACAAGAGGCTGCTGATGCACAAGAGCGATTAAGAAAAGCTACAGTAGAGCAATATAATGCACAAGAACAGCAGTCTTCTACGAAAATTGCTATACAAAAAGTCTTTGCGGAGACGGGGGTATCTGTAAGCACCAATAAGATAACCTCTCAGAATAAGAGCGCACTCTTTAATGAGAATAAGATGAATCTCAGCAACGAACAGCTCGAAAAATTAAAGAAACTCTTTGATGAGCTCGCTGTTTCTGAGGTAAAAGTCGGAAAGGCAACAAAGGACGTAAAGAAGGCACAAGAAGATGCAAATGTATCACAAGATAAGGCAAGAAAGTCAATTAAGCAGATTGCTAATGAATGGGCAGAAAGCATCGGTAACGTTGCTAAGAAGCTACAAGAAGCAAGTGAATTGATTGATGTTCTCGGCTTCGGTGATTCAGACCTTGGAAAGAAGCTTAAAAGTGGTGCAGATGCCTTCAATAAGGGTTCGCAAGCGGCATCAGACTTTGCTACGGGCAACTATATCGGGGCAGCTATTAACGGCATAGGGGCTATCAAATCGCTTGGTAGTGCTTTTGGTATCGGCAATGGAAGTAATGCGAAGGAGGTTGCCGAGACTACGAATCGCCTTACAGAATCAAACGAGCGATTGCAATACTCTATTGAGCAGTTGAAGAGTTCGATTGATAAGACTTCGGGAATGAGTGCCGTCAGCAATTATCAAAAAGCCTATGATGCACAGAAGCAAATCAATAAGCAGAGTATGGAAATTCTTCAAGCACAGATGGGTTACCATGGCTCGCATCATTCTAATGCTTATTATTGGAATCTGTCGGCACAGGATTATGCTGCTATCAATCGCACGTTGGCACAGCAATCAGCAGTAAGAGGCGGTTATGTTAATTCTACGATAAGCAAGGTAAATTCCTTGGAGGATATTTATAAGCTCACTCCAGAGCAGATGAAGGATATTCGCACATACAACCAAGATGTATGGAAGAATATGACCGACCAAGGTAAATATGATAAAACTGAATATTGGGAGAATTATACCGACCTTGCCGAGAAGCTTGAAGAGCTGACTGATAAAATCAATCAGAATCTTACGCAGACAACCTTCGATTCGTTAAAGGACAACTTTATTAGCAATCTTATGGATATGAGTAAATCGGCGCAAGATTTCGCAAATGATTTCACAACGATGCTCAATAAGTCAATGCTTAACTTTGCCGTTGATGATATTGCAAACAAGAGACTTAAAGTCCTTTATGAAAAGTGGGCTGATAAGATGAAGCAGGGACAGCTTTCGGATGATGATTTGAATGCTCTTAAAAAAGAGTACGATAACATCGTTAATGAAGGTTTAAAGATAAGAGATAATATTGCTGCAATAACAGGGTATAAGGAGGCGCAATCTCAGCAGACGGCAACGGGCAAGGCTATCGAAGCTATCACCGCAGACCAAGCAAGCAGCCTTATCGGTATCGGTTATGCGGTGCAAATTGCCCAAGAGCAAGGTAATGAGGTTCGTAAGGCTATCGCAGTTGATGTTTCTTTCTTGCGCATCTATGCTGAGCAGACATATAATAATATCTCTGAAATGCGAGATATTCAGTATCAAGGATTACAGCAGTTGGAAGCAATCAATAAGAATACTGCCCCTATTATATTGATACGTGAAGACATCGCAAGTATGTATAAATTAATGAAGGATAAGTATTAAGTTATGAAGAATGATGCTTTTATAAAATTGGTCGATGAAGCGAATACTGCTTACATTGACCTTGATACTTTCGGTATTACATTGGTAAGGGGTTGGCGAGAAGCTCTGCTGACCCCAGCCCCAGTAAAAAGCTATGTAACTAACGATAGTCGATTGGAACATGGGCAATCGGTTATCGCTACATCGAAGTATGCAAAGAAAGATAAGCGTGAAGTAAGTATTTCTTTCTTCCTTGAAGGTAGTTCAGAAGAAGATTACTTACAGAAGTATGAGGCTTTCCTTGATAAGATTGCTTATTCAGGTGAATTTTGCTTGAAAGTTCCTCGCCTAAAGAGGGTTTTCAAACTTGTTTACACGCAATGCTCGCAGTTTGGTGATTATGGTCTAAAAAGAGGTAAATTTGTACTCAAATTAACGGAGTATAACCCGAATGATAGAATTAAGTTATGATTAAGATATTTGATATTAACGATAAATTGCTGATGCAAGCAGAAGTAACATCAGCAGCGAAGAGAGAACAGGAAATGTCTAAGTCAGATTACATTTCTCTGTCTTTCTCTGCTGCTGAGAAGGTTATTTTGCCTGCTGGTGCATATATCTATTATACATATAAGATTGATAAGGTAAGAGAGGTCACAAGGAAGTTCCTTCTCTTGGAATCGTATGAGCCTACTCAATCAGATGAATGCTCTTGGAAGTACACTCCTCAATTCCAGCATCCGAAGATGATTCTATCGAAGACCCCATTTTTTATCTATACCCGTAATTCACAGAATATAGAGGTAAAACAAAATGTATGGTCTTTCGTAGGTACAACATCCGTTCTTAGCGGTAAGATAGCTGATTTCCTTAATAAGGATTTAATGTTTGGCGAATGCGGATGGAAAGTTATCTTTTCAAATGTAACAACAAATACTGTCAATGTATCATTCAGCGATAACGATTTTATTTCTGCACTTACAGCAATTACAAATGCTATCGGAGATAACTGCGAATGGCATATTGATTATGATGATGAAATTATCTACATCGGTAAGGTCTTAATCGGCGCTCCTGTTGTTTTAGAGGTTGGAAAGAATGTAGGTGTACCAAGTATCAATAATAGCAAAGAAGGCTACTATAACGCTTTCTCTATCTTCGGCGGTACAAGAAATATTACACAAGTAAATAGCAAAGGTGAGAATGTATCATCTGGCGATATTCGTCTGCAATTAGATGAGGGCAATGGTACAATATCAATAGACGGAAAGGAACGCTCCTACTCTATTGATAAGTATTCTACACTTGACCTAAGAGTGGATAAAATAAATGAACCTCTCTTTACGAAGGTACTTGATTTTTCTCAAATTTTCCCTTCGCTCAATACCTATGTATATAATGTGCGTGGGCGAGTTAAGTATGTGCTTGATAATAATAAGAAAATACCTATTTCTTATAATGCTGATGGCTCAGTTAAGGAATACAAGACCTTTACTGTATGGTATATGAAATTGGCTTATCCTACTACAGAAAAAGTAGAAGGAAAGACAATTATCAATACAACAGTTGATGATGGCGTTACTCATTATTGGTATGACTTTGAGGTTACAGATGATTTGCTTATCAAAGGAAAGAATATCGGTTGCTCGTTTGAAGCAAACTTTAATATGGGTGCGCTTTCTACTCCACTTGCAGGTCGTGGCACTAACGGCGATTATGTAGGTTTTGAGCTTATTTATCATAAAGAAGCATCATCCTCGCACACGTCAGACGATGTTAGCAAGGATAATTTCTCTGTTTTAGCTGGTGATTACGAAATTATTTATCAAGAGGATAATGAGGTTATCATACCAACAAACAAAGAAGAAATGCTTATTCCTCGTGGAGAGAGATTGCCTTCTTTGAAGTGTAATATCACAGTTCTCTATAACATCGCAATGGCTGATACAATTTATCATGAGGATGCTCAAAATAGATTGTTAGAGAAATCGAAGGAGGAGATTGTGCGATTACTCTCTGATTTGAATAACTATGAGGTAAAATCATATTCTGATGTATTCTTGGAAGATAACCCTCAACTACAAATCGGTCAGAGTGTAACGTATAAGGACGGACACGGATATGAGCTTGCGACAAGAGTGTTGAAGTTATCGACTAATATTGATTACGACTTTATTCAGTCGATTACAATAGGTAATCAAGTAATTAAGGGTACTATTACGCAGCTCAAAGAAGACGTACAGACAATTATTGCGAGCGGAGGAAGTAGCGGTAACGGAGGTGGATATTCCGTTTCCCAGCTAAGAAAACTCATTGCGAAGTACGGAAGTGATAATTTTATATCTAAGCAGTTCGATGATATTGCTAACGGTACTATCACCTTTCAGAAGATTCAGAAGTTCTTGCAGGGATTGCTTATCGGTAACTCCAACAATGAGAACGGAGGCTCGTGGACTCCAGATGCAGAAGGTCGTTCGCACCTAATCACAGATTACTTGGAGGTAAGAATGAAGGCTATCTTCGAGGAGCTGGTCATCAATAAAACATCCACCATTGGCGGTAAGGAGATAATCTCTCCTGCTGGTGGCGTGGTGGCTCATAAGGTAGAAGAGGTTACTGTGACATACAATAATGTGTCACAGAAGGCTTATCGTTGCTATTTCTTAGCAGAGCAGGATGGTGATGAGGTAGATAACGACTTCGCGGTTAACGACCAAGTGCGCTCGGAATCATTCAACGTTCGCAAGGGCACTTATCACAAGGCTGGCAATCACTTCTATTGGCGATTGGTAATCGGTCGTGATGAAGACCCTGTAGAGCTGGAAGGAAAGAAATATCATTATATCGACCTCTCTGATACAGATTGCGCTACGGCAAGCGATGTTCCTGCTAAAGGTGATGTGCTCAACCAGTGCGGTAATAGAACCGATGTGGAACGTCAGAACTGCCTTATCTTCTCGGCGGTAGATACCTATTCGCCATCCATTAGCCTCTATCACGGCATCAACAGCTATTCCTTTGCCAATAGGGAGTATGTGGAATATGGTGTGAATAAGCAGAATAACAAGGCATTCTTCAACGTCTACGGAGATATGTACTTCGGAGACCGACCTACTAGTGCCAATAACTACGAGGGTGAATCCTATGTCAAGTTTGATAGCGAGACGAAGAAGGTTACAATCAAGGGAGACTTGGATATTAAGTCCACCTACGATGGAAAGACCTTGGATAAGTACATCGCAGACAAGAGTTTGGATAAGGATGCCGTTGAGACCATTATCAAGAAATCGCAGACGATTATCGACCTTCAAAACCAGATAGACGGAGCTATTGAGACTTGGTTCTATGACGGCGTTCCTACTTTGAAGAATGCTCCAGCCATCAGTTGGAAGACCGACAATGATAAGAAAACCCACTTGGGAGACCTCTACTATGACAACAAGACGGGCAAGGCATACCGCTTTGCCAAGGATGGCTCTACCTATGAGTGGATTATCATCACAGATACGGAGCTGACCAAGGCACTCAAAGATTCAAGCCAAGCACTCAAAGATGCAGCCGCTGCGGATAAGAAGGCTAATGGAGCGCAAGCTACCGCCAACACCAAGAGACGCATCTTCGGCTCTCAGCCAGTTCCACCATACGATGTGAACGATATGTGGGTGAACGCAACCTATCCGAACGATGGTAGCACTTACAAGAACGAAATCTTGAAGTGTTCCACCGCCAAGGCAGAAGGCGAAAAGTTCGATATTGCCGATTGGAAATTGGCTAGCAAGTATACCGATGACACGAAGGCAGAGGAAGCCAAGAAAGCTGCTGAGAAGGCGCAAGAAGAGATTAAGACGACACAGAGCAACTTGAACGCCCTCGGAACGACTGTTACCGAAAACAAAAAGACGTTCGACAGCTACGTCAAAGATGGCTACCTAGAGCCTTCTGAGATTGCTGCAATGGCGCAGGATTCCAAGCGACTTGAAGATGCTTTCGCAGCTGCCGAGAAGTCGTACAATGAAGTGAAGGGAGCAGAGGTGTTAAAGAGTACAAAAGAACTCACCGACCTTAATACTGCTTTCACTACTCTCTCTACTGCCAAGACGGAACTCGTTACGTATCTCTCAGATATATCTACAAATTACAATAAGGCTGATACTAACGGCAAGGCTGCTATCGTCTCTGCCGTGGGAACGAAGTTCACCAACTTTCAGTCCGCATACAGCGCATTCTATGACAAACTTGGTTTGGCTAATGCCTATATCACTAGCAAGATATATGGTGACTTGAAGCAGAATATCACAGACCTCGCAGGTTACAAGTATCTCAAGGATGCGCTCGGTCAGACTACATATGTTGACGGTGGTCTTGTAATGACAACGCTCCTTGCGCTGAGAGACGGAGACGGAAACGTTCAGAGCGGTATCAACGGAGCAATAGACCCGAATAGAGGAAAGAAGAGTATCGCAACATGGTGGGGCGGTCAGATGGTGGATAAGGACTATAATAGCGGAAATCTTACCCCTGCAACCTCCCTCATCCGCTTCGATGGCTCGGGTTATCTTGCCAATGGTGCTATCTGGTGGGATGTGAGCGGAAAGGTTCACGCAGACCCTACATCGTTTATCATCAGCGAAAAGAATCTTGGCGCATACCTCACCTTCTTCGAGCCGACTTGGAAGGAAGGAAGTGCAGGAACGAGCGTTGCTGACCTTGTGTCTTTGAAGCCAAACGCTCCATTCTCTAAACTTGGCGTATCGGGCGATGCTACATTCGAAGGCGCAATCTCCTTCCATGGCATTAAGATAACGTATGATGCAACCAATAAGGCTATCAAGATTGATGGTAATCTCTATGCCACAGGTGGTATCACGGCATACGGAGCAGGAGCATCTACCACGGGCGGTGGTGGCGGATTGAACGGCAGTGTGAAGAGTTATTCAAATGCCTTGAAGCTTACATCAGAATCGCTGAGTGAGATTGCCTCTGCCTACTCCATCAAGGCTCTTGATTCTCGTATCTCTAGCCTAGAAGGAGGCTCGGCTATGGACGTTAGTGTTAGCGGTAGTGGAAACGCAGTGACAGCCATCAGTAAGAGCGGAACGACTATCATCGTGACAAAGGGAACAACGTTCTTGACTTCACATCAGAGCCTTGCGAGCTACCTTACTAAGGCTGACGCTGCCAGCTTGTATCAACCGAAGGGAAACTACCTTACCGCACACCAATCGCTCGATGGTTACGTGAATGCGATAGCAGTTAGCGGAAGTGGAAATGCCGTTACTGCCGTTACAAAGAGCGGCAAGACCATTACCTTCACGAAGGGTGCTACATATCTCACCTCGCATCAGAGTTTAAGTAATTATTACACCAAGAGTAGTGTAGATTCTCTTCTTAATGGTAAGTCTGCTACTACTCATACACATAGTGTAAAGATTAACGGTATCACTAAAACCATTCCGGCTAGTGGCGGAGATGCTGTAGATTTGGGAACTTATCTTACAACACATCAAAGTCTCGCAGCTTATGCAACTCAGAATTGGGTTAAAAATGAAGCTACTGCTCATAACGCAGATATGGTAGATAATTATCACGCTAGTGGTTTGTTTACTGGTTTCAGTATTTCTGATGTTGCAAACAAGGTTACTATTAGTATTGGTGGAACTTCTAAAGCACTGAATTTAGTAAGAGCTTTTCCTAGTGGTGTTGGAAACAATTTTAACGATATTGCAACACACGGGAATAGTATGGGTATGTCTAATATTGCAGCACCTTATGCTAGTTCTACTCCTAACTATCAAACGTTGAATGGTTATGTTAATCCTAATGGACAAACTGGTTGGCATCATTATATTAATCTGTCTTATACTGATAGTAATAATACGGCAACTTCTCCTAATATGTGGCAAACTCAGTTTGCTATAAAAGCTGGCACTACTGAAGTTTATGTCCGTTCTAGAGCTGGAGGCAAGATAAGTAATGATGCAGCTTGGGCTGCTCCTTGGGTAAGACTTGCTAGAGTTACTGACAATGTAGCATCTGCATCAAAAGTTGCTAATGCTCTTTCTTGGAGCGGTTATAGTAGTGGTTCTTATAATGGTTCTGCTGTAAAGTCTATTAGTATTCCAAATAATACTAATCAGCTTACTAATGGAGCAGGGTTCATTACATCTTCTGCTTCAATTACTGGTAATGCTGGAAGTGCTACTAAATTACAGAATGCTAGAACTATAAACGGAACATCGTTTAATGGTACTGCCAACATAGTAACTTCTTATTGGGGAACTGCTAGAAAGCTTTGGGGTAATAGCGTGAATGGTAATGCTGATGTAAATGGCAGTATAACTATTGCTAATACTGATGGTGTTTATGTGCAAATTGGTGATGTCAGATTAGTTTATGATAAAGCTAATACTGCCATTAAAGTAGTTAAGTCTGATGGTACAACCGCAGCTAACTTCTATGCTACTGGTGGCATTTCTGCCTATGGAGAGGGAAGCGCTGGAACAACAGGAAGCAACAACTTCTCGGCAAAAGCGTATGCCGATTCCATCAAGCTCACAAGCGAGAACCTTAGCGAGATTGCAAGTGCCTATTCCATCGCCGTGCTTAACAACTCGTTGAACGCTGCCATTGGTAGAATCTCCACCTTGGAGGGTGGTAGCGCAACAAGCATTGAAACCACAGGCTCAGGCAATGCCGTAACTAGCGTGTCGAAGAGTGGAACAAAGATAACCTTCACAAAAGGCTCTACATTCTCGCTCAATGGGCATACACATACTTTTGCAAGTTTGACCTCTAAGCCAACAAGTCTCAGCGGATATGGTATCACAGACGGTGTGAATGCCGTTAGCGTAACAGGTTCTGGGAATGCGATAACAACCGCATCTATCAGTGGGCATACCTTGACCTTGACGAAGGGTAGTTCTTTCAGCTTGTCTAACCATACTCATTATGTGGGAACGACACAGGTGCAGGGCAGCAGTGCCGAGCAAGCCTTGACAGGAATCACCAAGATAGACAACATCTTGAAGTTGTCAAAGGCTAGTGTCACCGTCAACACAAGTTACAAGGCAGAGCAGAATCGCTTGGTGATTTATGGAAGTACCTATGGCAACGATGCAAACTACATCAAGTCTGCTGGAAAGCTGTCCTATGGCGATGGCGGTCCACAATTGGTTTTCTCAACTGGCGAGAACCCAGATGCAAGTGGCGTTCAATCGGCTGCATTGGTTTATACTGACCATGACACTATAGGAGCAGGAGTAAGCCTTTCGTTCGTGACGAACCAAGGCGATGCCTACTTTATTGCTCCACACATCAAGGCTCTCACGGCGTTCCAAGGAAACCTTGCGTGGAGCTATATCACCAACAAGCCAACCACTTTGTCGGGATTTGGCATTACGGATGGCTTGCGCTCGGTTACTCAGCCAAGTGGAAGCAACGTGTTCGTTACAGGCATATCCACCAGTGGAACAGCCATCACCTACACCAAGAGCTACACGAAGAAGAGCCTTTCTGCGGTGGGCACTTCGGGATGGACTAACGCATCGATCGATGGCAACATCATTCCTGACATGAGCTTCATAGCTTACTGGAACGGAGCATATAGTGGCACTAGTTCAAACCTCGCCTATTGCAACAAGGGTGCTTTCGGCTCGTTTGCAATCAAGAACAGCCTTGCCTTCTCAGAACTCACAAGCAAGCCGACAACGATAAGTGGGTATGGCATTACTGATGCTTATACGAAGTCACAGGTGGATACCATCGCCGCAAAGTACTTGCCTTTGACAGGTGGAACGCTCACAGGTCAGCTTAAGATTGAAGCTAGCGCATTGAATGGTGCTTACAATGGATTGCGCATTGGCGATGATTGCTACATTGGTGATTGTAACTTTGGCAACACTATCGGCTTGATGGGCGTTGGCAACAACAACGCAGGAATGGTGAAGTTCGGCAAGGGAGGTATGCAATTCGGTTACAACGGCTTGAATCACATAGCTTCGACTACCGCACAATGGACAAACCTCAATGCGGATTTGCTCGATGGTTGGCACAAAAACAACATCGTATGGTCGGGAGCGGTAAACAGCAACACCGCAAGCCTTTCCCACTATTGGGCGAAGTTGTTTGACATTACCGTCACAGGCAACCAATATGATGATAGAAATTTCACGTTCCTCTTCTCCAACGGATTTAACGATACCTTTTCGGTTGTCGTGTTGAGAATCCGTCAGAATGGAGCGAAGGACTCTGGGGCATACAACTTTATCATATCCTTGCGTGAGTTGGTTGGAAACATGTCTTCAAGGTTGCGTGTGTACTACAACAATGCAACTGGCAATGTTCAACTTTGGGGAAATTGCCAACGTCAATATGGAAGTCTGTCTTACACAATCATCAAGAAGACAGGACGCACGTCTGCCGATTTCACAAGCCAAGGAACTTTGGTGACAAATACATCGTTCTCTGCGGCTCAAAGCTTGCCAGCAACCACAGGGGATAGCCCTTACACCTTGCTTGATGGTGCTACGAGAATTGGCATCGTGAATCAAGCAGACCAACTTGTAACGGCAAGAACCATCTGGGGACAGTCGTTCAACGGAACGGCTAACGTGAGCGGTGCTTTGAGCGGTGCGACCACCATCAGCGCAAGCAACACCATCAGTACCACCTTGCAGAATGGTGCGCTTAAGATTGGCAACAAGTTAACTCCTATTAGTGCCATTGATGCGCAAGTTATTTTCAACACAGGTGCGGCTATTCGCTTTGGCGAGACAAACTGGGATTGGAATCAATGGGCTGGACTTAAATATACTCATTCTAATAAAACTATTTATCTTGGTATAGCTGATGGTTCTGTGTTTGGGGCTAATAGTGCACAACGTAATGGTACACTTAAATTTCCAGGTATTACAACTATAACTCCTGATGGTGGAGCTAGAATTGGAGGTAGTGGTGGTGATTTATATTTAGGTAATGCTAATAATAGTAATTGGGTGAAAGTTCAAGATATATGTAGTCATAATGGTTCTAATTATTGGCATATATATCAAAACGGTAATGCTCATTTTAATAATATTGTTTCAACTGGTACTACTATTAATGGTAATGCTACTATCAATGGTGATGCTACTATCAATGGTAATTTATCAGTTACTGGATTAATATCTAATAAAGGTATACTACCTGCAAATTATGAATTTAACAATAAAGGAGCTCATTGCTATGTTTCAGCTGAAGCTTTATGTTCTGGAATTACTGCTATTACTGATAGTATACAAGTTAATCAAGTAACTGTACAATATTCTAATGATAGCGGTAATAGTTGGACTAATTATCCTATGAGCAATGATGCGAAATTTAATATGTATGCAAGTAATGCAGGTTTGAATCAAGTTTGGTTAGGTTATAATGTTATCACTGGTAATAATGATGCTGAGAAATTAGCTCAAGTAAAAAAGAATGAATTGATAGTTTCATTTTATATTTCTAATAGTTGTTATGCTCAACCTTATTTTGCTAGTGTTGATATATCGAGTGGTATTGATACTATTTGTACTGTAGATATACTAAACAATAGTGGTGCTATAGTTGAAACTTATACTAAACATATGACTGGATGGAATCAAATTAATTATATAAGTCTATTACATGATGGTAATGCTGGTTATGGTGTAGGAAATAATGATAGAAGATATATTCGTTTTAGGTTTAAACATGACCAAAAGACTACTGCTTTACGTAATACTGTAATAAATAAAATACGAATATTTTCTTTTACTAAGTATTCATTTCCTACTGATAGATTTATGGGGCATACAGGTCATATATATAATTTCGATTATAATATGAATACTTACTTCCCTAATAGCATTCTTGCTAAAGGTGGAGTTACAGCTTATCAATCTTCTGACATCCGCTTGAAGCAGGATTTGCGGAAGCTGGACTACTTGGGTATCATCAAGGCGATGGGCGGCACGTTCGGCTTTGCTTGGAAGAAGGACAACACAAGATCTATCGGTTGGATTGCCCAGCACGTCTTGTGCAACCCTCACTTAAAGGACATCGTGGAGACTGACGAGAAGGGCTACTACAAAATTAACTACTGGTCTCCGAAGCTGATTGCAACGGCATTCGGTGCTATCGAGCAGGTGGGCGATGAGGTCAGCAGTTTGAAGGCTCGGGTGGTCTTCCTCGAATCAGAGGTTCAGCGATTGAGTGGAAAGCAGGGCAGCAGTGACAAGAAGAGATTAGATAACAAGAATATTAATTTATTAAATTAGTTAAGAAAATGGAGAATTTAAAGATTAACAAGAAGAGTGAACAGACAACCGCCACTTATACCAAGGGTGGCTATCGAGTAGAAATCACCTACAATGTTGACAAGACGGGTGGCAACATCGAGAGCATCAATATGAGTATCTATGGTGACCCAAATGGTAATTATCTCGGCAATGCGAACGCAAGCTCCAACGGCAGCGAGCTGACCTACAACATCAGCGGTGTTCCGCAGAGCAAGCTCAGTGAGGTATCAGCATTGATTAAGGAGGTCAATTCCGCTATCGCCGCTAATATGGCAAGCGAGGCAGCAGAGTAAGTATTAACGCAGGGTGGCTCTTATAGAGCTGCCTTGCCTAGTGTTTTAAGTTCTAAAGATTAGCGTATGGAACGATTTATATTATAGCTTGCGAAAGTGTTCAATGTAACAGTAGAGCGAGTTGTTACTAAAGAAGTTGTAACAGAATTAGAAACTAAAGTTGAATATTTAAAAAATAAAGATTATGTCTTACAATAGTGAAACTGGAATTATTAGTGCTCCTGTTAGCATTGATGATGTTAAACGAGCTCTTGGAGAGAGTAGCAATGACCTTGCTACTCTTTGTAAGAGTGAAAATATAAATATATGGAGTAAGTATAAACCTATTAGTTGTAAAGGTGAATTTAAAGAATATCCTATTAGAGAAGACTCTGATGAAATAGTAACATCTTCATATAGTAAATTCACTTGTGTTGTTCGTTGTGGTATGAATATACCTATGGACACTTATAAGAACTTACGTAATAATTATGGAGGAGAAGGTTTTGCAATTAAAGCTTGTAACAACCTTTATAAAGATAATGTATATGGTTATAATGGTTATATTAGTGATAACACAAGTACAAGTGTATCAGGAAAACATTTTCCAAAAGGTGGTGCTAATTCTCCTTATAGATTAAGTGATTTTAGAAACTATAGTAGTAAAGCAACAAGGAATGCATTTATGACTTCTATTCCTCAATTTCATACCGTTGAAGTTTATTATTCTTCAATTCGTAAATTTAATTGTGTATTATATATGAATACACATGTGGATAATAACACAAATCTTACTATGGATGATATAATAACTGATTTATCTTTAGCTTGGTCTTTTTGGATTCAAATTCGTTATAATTCACCATATAATACTACTGATAAGATTTATAAAAATTATTATGTTGGCAATTGCAAAAAACCAACAGATTATATATATGCTGGTAGAGAAATAACTTTTGATATAGGTAGTGGAGATAAATATATTGATATTGTGCCTTTTTTAGCATATACTCGTAATGCAACTTTATATGATGATACAAAAATAATTTTCATATCTCTTCCAGGTGGTATTAGTTTTAAATATTATCCTAGACAAATTAATATGGAAAGTATTAAAAGTGGTTCTAGTGGTTTTGTTGATTTCTCATCGTTGAGAGAATTAGTTGGTGCTAGTTGTATTTGTAAAGCAAGAATATATAAACTTCCTGATGCTACAATTACAATTACTGATGGTATATTTAGAAGTGTTTGTGGTTATGGTAACAATAAGACAACATACGGAAGAGGTTATGTATCTAATAGCTCTGGTCAAAGTACAGGTTCTGTAACTATTCCTGAAGGTGATAGAACAGATTATGTTGATATATATATAAGATTTGATAATGTTTATGAAGGAGGTTATTATGGACAAATGTGTCAATTATCTTTTGAAATTAATATAGATGGTGGATGGAAACAAGTTCCTCCAGGTGGTAGTTATATTATGCATTAAAACGTAGATGTTCTTAATATAACAAATATGCTAGAAATGTATTTGTGGTTTACGTTCTCACCGAGGAAACAGACACATTACGTCCTAGTGATTACACAACGTGGGGAAGCTGATTTTTAAAATTCGTAAATTTTGCTCCTCCTGCATTGTTATTCGGAATTATTTTCTTAACTTTGCACTGTTAATAGGAAAGGTATTCTGCTATGGCAATCTGGTGAAGAATATTGTATAACATAAAAATAAAGAAACAATTATGAAAAAGATTAAGACAATTGAGGCAGTTGATGCCTACAGAACGTTGAAAGCATTGAAGACATCATCTATGAGCGATGATGCCGCCTTGCGAGTTTGGAAGAACATGAAGGCACTGCGCCAAGTAGCCGACACTTACGACAAGGATGTGAAGGAAGCGCAGGAGAGCCTGAAGGACGATAAGTTCGAGGAGATGCAGCACAAGCTTCAGGAGTGCCAGCAGTTGGAGCAGAAGCACGCCGATGAAGGCTACGAATACACCAAGGACGATTCAGCCAAGTTCGCTGAGGTCAATGAGTACTTCTTCAATCAGAAGCAGAAGACAGAGAAGTATTTCAAGGAACTTGCCGACAAGGAGGTAGAGGTAGCCATTGAGGAAGTTGACGAGAAGGAGCTGTTCAAAGCTGCTAAGGATTGCGGCTTGAAGTTCGCTGATATGGAGACCCTTGATGTTGTGATAGGATAATACCAGTGTAGATATAATAATAGCGTTAGAATTTGGCAAGAAAGCCGTTCTAACGCTATTTTTGTGACTTATTACTTTCAGATTGTTACTTTAGCAAAGTTTAACTTTAGATTTTTGCTCAAAATAAATATTTTTGTGCAGAATTGTTTATTTTTGCAGAACTTTCCTTATTATTAAGAATGAGGAACTAAGAATAAATAATAAATCAAAAAACAAAAGGAGAAGAATTTATGACTAAAGAGGAAGAAGATGAAGTCCATCGGTTAGTTCAATCAGTCGGTGTTGTACAGTTGTCAAGAGTAATGTTTAAGGACATGGACGTTAGCGAAATGATAAACGTCA